GCGAGGGCCTTCCAGTCCGGCTGCCAGCCAGACGGGAGCGAGTCGTAGTCAGACAGGTAGCTGGCCGTCTCGCGGATCGCGGCCGGGATGCCCGATCCGTCAGTCAGGAGGACGCCGCCGGCGACGCGGGCGTCGGCCTCGCGCTCGAACTGGGTGCGGTAGGTGTAGGTGCCGTAGACGATCGGCCGGCCGTCCGCGTGCACGCGGACCATGATCGTCGCCGATGCCTTGCGGTTGGCCTGGAACTCGTAGGTGTTGTCGTGGTCGGCCCACTCGGCCGACGCGATGACGGGCCAGATGTCCTCGTCTATCTTGATCGGTGCGCGCCCGGTGAGGGTGATGGTGTGCTGCTTGCCCATGCCTGCGGTGTCCTTTCCGTTGTCCTGACCCTGGCTCATCAGCGCGCGGCGGGTCAGTTCCGCGCGGACGGCCGAAGCCGTTTCGCCTTCGCCAGATGGCGGGCGGCAACTCGGGGCCGTTAGCGGGCCTGGAGGCTGTAGCCGTTGCGGCGCTGCCCGTCGTCGAAGATCAGGCCGGCGCGGAGCGCGCGCTGCACGGCGCGGGAGCCGTAGGCGTGGGACCCGTTGGGGCCGATGGCGATGGCGGCCTGCTGCTGGGTGCAGCCGGGGTGAGAGGCGACGTACTCGGCGGCGGCGGTCATCGCGGGGCCGATCCGGGGGGCCTTGGTGCTGGTCATCGTGTGCTCCTAGGGGGTTGCGTTCCCTTGCTGATACCTCCACTATGCCAGTACAAGCGTACTCAAGTCAAGTAGGTTCCCAGGAAATTCTCGACAGCCCTAGTACGCAGGTACTAGACTCGGTCCCATGACAGCACTAGAGGCAGCCGCGCCCGAGAGCCGGCTACAGGTCCGGGTACCGGGCCGCACCACCGCATTCCTCGCCGGCCGCGCCGAGCGCGCCATGACCGGCGCTAGCCTCAACCAGCAGGCCAGGAACGAGCTGAAGCTATGGCAGGCCGCACTCGCCGCCGAGCTGCACGGCATCAGGCTCACCGTCGCCCAGGCGTCATGCGTCGCCGACGTGCTCGGCGGCTCCCTGCTCACCGAGTCGGTCAGCCGCCCCGGCCGCGTCTACGCGGAGTGCTACGACGCGTTCAGGATCGCTGGCGCCGGCAGGTCGAGCTACGCCGAGAAGCACGGCATCGACGAAAGGGGGCTGCTGGACTACCTCGGGACGCTCGGCCCGGCCGCTGACCACGCCCTGGCCGACGCGATAGGCCGGTGGTGGGACCAGGAACTCGAGGCGACCGCCGAGGGATTCGCCGTCGCCGGCCTCAGGGTGACCGCGTGAGCCCCGGCGCCCCGGTGCGGGACTTCCTGCTCCGGGGCCACTACAGCGACACGCGGTCGCTCGGCCCGGACGACCTCGCGGCGATGCGCCCGGCCGCGCCGCCGAGGCCGCGCAAGCCCAGGGCGGCGCGGGTGGTTCCCGCGCCGGCCGTCACGCCCGCGTCGGACGTGGTGTTCGGCGGCATCGCGTGCTTCTGCGGCGAGCGGTTCGGCCCGGACCGGGCGGCTGAGTTCATGCTGCACCTGCGTGCCGAGGTGGGCGGCGACCTGGCCGAGCTGGCCCGGATCAGGGAGTGGCGCCGCAAGGTCGCCGGCAACCCCGGGTACCGGGCACGGCAGGCGGCGCGCGTCCGCGAGCGCAGGGCGGCGGACCCGGAGTTCCGCGAGCGGCTCAACGCGGCCCAGCGCGAGCGCCGGCAGCGCCCCGACGTGGCGGAGCAGCGCCGGGAGTACCAGCGGGCGCCCGCGCAGAAGGCGCAGCGGAACGCCAGGCAGGCCGAGCGGCGCCGGGAGCAGGCACGGCCGTGCCAGTGCGGGTGCGGGGAGATGACATCCCAGCCCGGCGTGAGGTACAAGGCCGGGCACCACAACCGGGTGAAGCCGACCCGCGTCACCGACCCGGCGAAGGTAGCCGAAGCCGTGCAGCGCAGGAACGCGGGCGACGCGGTACAGCTGATCGCGACGGCGATGGGCGTGCACCCCGAGACGGTCCGGCGGTGGCTCCGCTCGCCTAACGGCCACGCGCAGTAACCGCCTGGACTTCCCAGGCACGGGCAGAGAAGGGGTCAGCGCTCATCGCGCCCGCTCCGCCGATGCGTCGTCAATCTCATCGGCCACGAGGTCCGCCATTGACCGGAGCGCCTCCGCTGCCGTCGCGCCCTGGGCGAACATGCCCGGCCGCGACGGGACCGACGCGACCCAGCCGCCGTCAAGGTCATCGGGACGCAAGATGACGGTCAGGTCGCGCCGCAATCCGGCCGCGACCCGGATGGCGCCTGCCGGGTCGGCCGCGCCGGGGTAGATGCCCCGGCCGACCGCGTAGCCGGGTTGGGTGAGGTCGCTCATCCCATCTCCAGCCGTCTCTTGATCTCGTCCACGTCGGCACGGAGTTCGGCCAGCTGCTCACGGACGGCGGCGAGGCGGTCAGGCGCCCTCGGGACGCCGACCGGCTCCCGGTTCACCACGTAGGTTCCCGCTGACCTGACCGGCTGCACGTACCCTTGCTCGGCGAGCACCCTCATGGCCCGCTCGATCGTGGTCGTGGCGACGCCGTACTCCCTCGCCAGCGCGGTCTTGCCGGGCAGCTTGGACTGGAGCTGCCACTCGCCGGCGCCAATGCGCGACGCCATCTGGTCCGCTATCAGCCGGTAGCCCGGCCGGGAGTCGCCCGCCACACGCAAAGCGTAGAGCGTCCGCGATCTTCGCGGCAGTTCCCTGCCCGGCCCGGCTTTCGCCGTTGCCTTCCCGCCAACGTCTGGCATACTTGTAGCGTACAGCGAGTTAGCCAGTCCGGCACCGACGACCGAGACAAGCACGCATCCAAGGACGCCCGTCCCTCCCCGCTCACCTCGTTGTGCGGTTTCCCGGCGACGATCACGACGCACGCGGAAGGCGGGGAGGGACGGGCCTTATCTGGAATGACTCAAGCGGAGGGCGCCGTGATAGCCGAGGAAAGCACGGACACCGCGAGCCCGCCGCTGGCACCGCCCGTCAGCCCGCCAGCCGAGGACGTGAAGCTCCAGGGCCGCCGCTGGCCCCTCATCGCCGCCATCGGCCTGGCCGCCGTGATCACCGTCACCGCCGTCATCCACGGGATGGGCGGGAGGGACGCGCTGATAACCGGCGGCATCGTCCTGGCCGTGGCCGTCGTCGGCGTGGTGCTGTGGCGGCTGCCCCACCTTCGCCGCCACTTCGCCCGGCCTCGCGGGATGTCCCGCCGCATCCGGACCGAGCGCAGCCACCAGCGGCGGATACTGGGCGGCCACTCGCCCGGCAAGGGGCTCGGCCGTCTCGGGCTCGGCTCGGGCGCCGGTCACGGCAGGCGCGGCCGGGCCGGGGGCGGCTTGCCGCTCGCTGGCCACGGCCAGTCAGGCGCGCGGCGCGGCCTGCGGTCACGGCTCCCGGCGTGGGTGCCCGGCTCGGCCAGGCGCGCTCAGCGAGCGCAGGCGCGGGCAGCCGCCGCGAAGGCCGCCGGCGCGGCAGCGGGCAAGAAGGGCGCGCCGGCCGCGACAGGGAAGAAGGCCGCGGGGCCCGCTGCCAGGGGCCGCGCCGGCAGGAAGGCCGCGAGCGGCGCAACCGGGACCGGCGCGAAGCCGCCGCCTGCGGGTACCCGCAGGCGGCGCGCCCGGCGCAAGGCCGAGGCTGCCCTGGCGCTTCCTGCGGCCGGGGTCGCCGCAGCGGTCAGGCGGGCACGGCGCAGGAAGACCCGCAAGGCCGGCAAGGTGCCCTGCGAGCGGTGCGGCAAGCCCGCCAAGAGCGAGGTCACCTGGGCCGACGGCCACAACAAGGGCACCCAGATGCTGTGCGACGGCTGCTGGGAAAAGGGAACGGCAGCGGCGCGGGAGGAACTCGGGCTGACCGATGACGAGCCCGACCCGGAACGGCAGCCGGGGACCGCGATCAAGCCTGACGAGACGGCATCACCACCACCAGCGAGAGGACTCAGCATGAGCGGCATCGAGGCAGTGACAGAGGCGATCGACGCCCACATCGGCGGGTTCGAGCCCGAGAGCGGCGAGGATCTCGACCATTTCCTGGCCGGCCTGCCGGGACTGTACCAGTCGATGGGCGCGGCGCTGCAAAGGCTGGCCGACCGGTTCGGTGACGAGCTGCCGGTGCATCCCGCCGTCCGCGACCACATCGGCGAGATGGCCGCGACCACGGCCGGGCTGTCCGAGTTCGCGGATGAGGCGTACCGCATCCACCGGACGGCTCACGCTAAGGAAATGGAGCGGCTGGAGAATCCGAGACCTGGTGAAGAAATCTGGGATGTGAAACAGTGACAACTTTTCGCATCGCTGATCTATCGGAGACCGAGGGCAGCCCGCTAGCAAGGAGGCCGCGAATGCCCGCCCCCCGCAGCAAGCCCGAGCCGCACTGGTGGCGGCACGCGGCCGAGGTGACCCCGCTCGCCGCGCTGGCGCTGTTCGCCGCCGTGGCGCTGTCGCGCGCCTTCATGCTGCCGTGGTGGTGCGTCCCGGCAGGAGTCGCAGCGGCCGGCTTGTGCGCGCTGACGGCGGTCGCGGCGATCGCGGCCGAGCCCGTCGCGAACTGCTACGCCGCCGCGTGCTCGGCGATAGCGGCCGGGTGGGTCACCTACGCCTGCCTCACGTCGCCGTGGACGGTGCGGGCCGGGTTCGCGCTGGCCGTCCCGACCCTGATGGCCGGGATGCTGTACCCGGTCGTGGCCGGGCACCAGCGGCACCTGACCGAGAAGGCCAGGAAGGACGCGGAGGCGGCGCGGCGGGCGGCCGAGCAGCGCAAGTGGCCCGACCTGCTGGCCAAGGCCGGGGCGCGCGGCGTGGCAGTCGTGGCGAACGAGGAGACGCGGGCGGGCCGGACGCTGCGGCTCGCCCTGCCCGCGAGCGGCCGGGTGACGTTCCGGAACCTTGAGCGGCTGGCCGACCGGCTGGAGACGGCGGGCAGGCTGCGCCACGGCGCGATCCGGTTCGAGCAGGGCGAGCACGCCGGGGAGGCCCTGATGCACGTCAGCGAGAAGGACATCCTGGCCCTGACCGTGCCCTACCCCGACGACCTGTCCGACCTGACCGTGAACAGGCCGTTCCGGGTCGGCACCTATGAGGACGGGTCGCTCGCGGACATCCTGTACCGCGAGATCAAGATCCTGATCGTGGGCCTGACCGGGGCCGGGAAGTCCAACACCCTCAACGTCCTGATCGCGCAGCTCGGCCGGTGCGTCGACACGGTCATCTTCATGATCGACCAGAAGGGCGGCCGGGCGGCGCTGCCCTGGATCCAGCCGTGGCTCCAGGGCCGCGCCCCGCGACCCGTCGTCGACTGGGTGGCCACCACCCGCGATGAGTCCGAGCGGATGCTGCGGGCGATCCTGCGCGGCATCGACGCCCGCGCCCACTCCGGGGCCGGCGGCGAGAAGATCACCCCGTCTGCCGCGATGCCCGCCGTGGTGCTGATCATCGACGAGATGGCCGTGATCTTCGGCGCGCACGGGGGCCCGAGGATCGGCGCGGGCACCACCAACACCGCCCTCGCGGGCCTGGGCACGCAGATAGTCCAGCTAGGCCGGTCCGAGGCGATAGACGCCATCCTGGCCACCCAGCGGGGCACCGTCACCATGACCGGCGGGGGCGACCTCAAGTCCCAGTGCCGGCTCAGGATCGGGCTGGGCGTCGCCAGCGAGGCGGACGCGCGGATCATCATCCCCGACAACGCCTCCGTGGCCCGGCTGCTCCCGAAGCTGAAGCATCCGGGGACCGGCATCATCTCGCTGGGCGATGACGCGGTGAAGCCGCTGAAGTTCGACCGGCTGGAGAACGACCGGATCAGCGCGATAGCCGAGGAACTCGGCCACCGCCGCCCGGAGCCCGACGAGGTGCTCGCCGCCGCACTGGGCGACGACTACGCGCTGCGGTGGACCTCGGAGCGAGCGGGCCACATCCCCGGCTTCGCCCGCGCTGCGGTGCTCGCCGCCCCCGGCCGCGATGTCGACTGGGACGGCGAGTTCGAGCGGCTGACGGCAGGCCAGTTCCCCGCCGCGCCCCAGCCCGAGCCAGAGCCGGACGGCAAGCCGCCTCACCCGGCGCGGGCGCGGATGCTGGAGATCCTCCGCCAGCGCGGCGTGATGGGCGCGACCCCGGCGGACCTGCACAGGCGGCTCACCTCCGAGGGCCTGGCCGTGGCCAGGGAGACCGTGCAGCGCTGGCTCAAGGACGAGGAGAAGGCGGGCAACGTGAGGAACGCGACCTACGGCCGGTGGAAGGCGGTTCGCGGTGACTGAGCCGGGGCGGAAAATGCCCGCGACCCCAGAGCTAGATGAGGCCGTTTCTGAAGGTGTGACAGTGATCCGGGGCGGTGACCTGCCAGGATCACGGATCCCGGCGCTGAGCAGGCAAAATCACGGCGGATCACGATCACACCTCACTCACACCTCACACCCGGAATCACTGTCCCGATCACTGCCGGATCACTCCCTGGGATCACATCCGTGACCCGCCGGGGAACGGTCGCGGTGCTCGTCATCACCGCCGCGGTGGCAGGCGACGGGATCGGCCGCGAGCAGGACGCCATGGCCCGCGTGCTGCACGTCACGGTGATCACGGTCGGCTCGGCCGTCCTGGCGCTCGTGGTGGTGGCGGTGACCTGGGTGACCGCCCGCAGGCGGCACCGGAGGCGGTCCCGCCGCGTCATCACCCCCCCGCCTCCCCGCCGCGTCCTGCCTGCTGAGGCGCCATTCGGGCCGCCCGTGCGCAAGCCCGGCCGCCCCCTGGCCGTGAACCCCGCGCCGGTCCCCCTGACCGGCGCCGTCACCGAGGAGATCGCATGACCCAGCTCATCGAGGTGCTTGCCGCCCTGGCCCTGACATGGGTGGTCCGCGCCCGGTTCTGGCCCTACGCCCAGTGCCGCAGGTGCGAGGGCCGCAAGGTCAACGTCGGCAGCAACGGGAAGCGCTACGGGCTATGCGGCAAGTGCCATGGCGCGGGCTCGCGCGTCGTGCTCGGCGCGAGGACGGTGCGGCGGGTTCTGCACGCGCCGTCACTGGACAAGAAGGGATGACCGTGGCTGACCACGCGAAGAGGTTCCCGCGCTGGCCGCTGATGCTGATAGCCCTGTCAGCGATGACCGCGATCTGGGGCGGCTGGGTCTCGCTCGGCGCGCTGACAGGGTTCGGCATGGTCCGGCTTGACCCTGGCATCCGGCCGGCGGTGAGCGTCGACCTGGCGCTGACGCTGCCGGTGTCGGTCGAGGCGTACGCCGCCTACGCCCTGGCCGCGTGGCTGGGACCGTGGCAGGTGCCCGCCAGGGCGCGCAGGTTCGCGATGTGCTCGGCCGGCTTCGCGCTGCTGCTCGGCCTGTCGGGGCAGGCCAGCTACCACCTGCTGGCGGCTCATCACGCCCGCAGCGCGCCCGCGCTGGTGACGGTCCTGGTGTCGTCCGTGCCGGTCATCGTGATCGGCTGCGCGGCCACGCTGACCCACCTGCTGCGAGGCTCAGCCGAGCCGTCTGCTGACGTGTCAGCGCAGCCGCGCCAGGTGCACCCGCTGACGGCCGCGCTGATAGCCCGCGTCGCCCCTGCGCCCCCGGCTGTCAGCCAGCCACCGCCTGAGCCTGCCAGCGTCCCGTCAGCGCCGCCCCGCCGCAAGCCGTCACCGAGGCGCGCTGCGAGCACCAGGGCCGAGCGGGAGCAACAGCAGCGGGACCGGGTGAGAGCCGCGCTGACAGCCGACCCGAAGGCTACGGTCAGGGACATAGCCGGGCGCGAGGGAGTGTCTGAGGCTACCGTCGCGCGGGTCAAGAAGGCGATGCGGGAAGAGTCCGCCGGGCCTGTCAGGCTGCACTCGGTGGCGGGAGAGTGATGGCCATGGTGAGAGAGGATCGGGGATCATGAGCAAGCGGACCCACTGCGACGGGTGCGGAACCGGGCTGAGCCTCCGCAAGGGCGGCGCACCCGAGGATGACGACAACTTCCCCGTCCGTTACGTCCACGGAGAGCACACGAGCGGGAGCGATGTCCGCGAGCTGCCTAAGCCGGGCGGCGAGTTCGACTGGTGCGGACCCTGCGCCTTCGCCGCCTTCGCCGCCGTCCGCGACGCCAACGCCGGGCGACGACGGGCATGAGCGACCCGTGCCCGGCAGCCACCCGGGCCATGACCAGCCGCCTGAGGCTCGCATGGTGGTGGACGCGCGGCCTCCTGGTGTGCTACGGCCAGCACTCAGGCGGGACGGCTTTCCGCAAGCGCAGGCCCGGCCACCCCGGCAGGCACCGGACCGGCAACGGGCAACTGCGCTGGAAACGGGGGCCAGCCGGGATCACCTGACCGCAGTCAGGCCAGGGTCGGAAATGAGAGGCTGAGACAGTGACCTGGATTGCGAAGTGGAACAAGGCAATGCGCTGGGTTCTCCTTGCCTGCGCAGCGCTGGCGTGGGCCTTCATCGTCCCCCTGGCGAGCCGCGACTGGGCGGTGATCCTCCCCGCGCTCCTCATCACCGGCTGCGCCGTCCTGTACTGGCAGGTCGCCACCGCGATCTACTGCAAGGCGGCACCGTTGCCGCCCGTGGACTATGCCCGGATCACCGAGCTTGAGATGGACCTCTATGGCGAGACGTTCCGCCACGACGGGGCACCGGAACCGCCTGCCGCGCCTGTACGCTCACCGGAGCACCAGCACGGGTACTCAGCCGCGCCCGGCAGTGAACGCGAGATAGGGCTTTTCACCGAAGGGTCAGCGCAGCCGGCCGGCCGCGTGGTGAACCTCACGCGGTGGAGCGGGATCAGCGGCGGCTCGTTCATGTCGGCCGAGTACATCCTCGGCGACCTCGATGCGCGCATCGCCAGGACGTGGTCCGTCCCGCCGCCGCAACCCGGCTACGGCACGGACTCGCGGATCACCGATCTCCTGAACTCCTGCCGCCGTGGATTCATCAGCCCCAGCGATGTTGAGCGCCTGATTCGCGAGTTGCCGCCGTCCTGACGGGGTGCCCCGCGCGCTAATCTCGGCAGTAACCACGCGCACCGGGAGTGATAGATGGCATCCGACGGCAACTGCCCAGGTTCCTGCAACGCCGCTCTCCGCAGGATCCTCGTCGGCGGAGGGGAAGTGCCCGAGGACATGCTGCCGGTGCCCGGCGATCCGGTTTTCTGCGCCAGGGACGCCGCCGCGCTCCGCCGGGAGCTGGCCGAGCTGGACGACCTCGCGTCGATCGCCGCCGCCGCCGCCGACGGGCACCGGGGAAGCCCGGAGCGCCAGCGGGTGGGAGGCACCCCGCGGACCGCGTCGCCCTCTCCGTGCGCCGACGACCTCGACGACCTGGCCTCGGCGCTGAGGGGTTGGGAGTCCGCGATCCGCGGCGAGGACCCGCTGCCCCGCCGCGGCTACCTGGCCACCGAGATCACCACCGTCACGGCGTGGCTCGTCACCCACTTCGACGCGCTGATCACGCACCCTGACATCGCGGCGGAGTTCGCGGCCGAGATCAGGGAATGGCACAAGCGCCTCGCAGCGGCCTCGAAAGCGGGCACCGGCCGCCACCAGAAAGGGCGCCCGTGCCCGCGCTGCGACCGCTACAGCCTGTTCTGGACCGAGGGCACCGACTACATCGAGTGCGGCACCCCCGAATGCGGCCGGCTGCTCTCGCTGACGGAGTACGAGTCCTGGGATACCGCGTACCCGCACCTTGAAGACGCGCGGGCATCCTGACCCCGCTGCTTGACAACTCGCGCGACCCCCCTAAACTCGCAAGCAGCAGAGCGACGTATGCCTCCGGACGGGATTACCCGCCGGGGGCTGTTCTTGTTTGCGGGGGTGAGCGCCCCCGTGGAACTCCCGGCGCCGGCACCGGACGGCGTCACCTACGTGGTCACCAAGACCGCCGCGGCGCTGATCGGCGTCGCGGAATGCACGATCACCCGCTGGCGCACCGCGGGCTACCTCAGCCCGGTGGAAGGCAGCCCGCCGCGAAGGCCGCTCTACCGCTGGCCTGATGTCGTTGAGGCCGAGTACCTCGCGCGGCAGGCCGCGATAGCCGCATCGGGAACCGACGCCCAGGTACGGCGGATCCGTGCCGCTTAGGAGGCTCCCGTGACCGCACCCCGCACCCGCGAGGGCCTGCGGCTCGCCGTCGAGCTGTACTCTCACGAGCGCGGTGACGACTTCACGGGCGACGCGGTACTGCATGCCGCTGATATCTTCGACGAGCGGCTCGCGGAGTGCCCGCTGGAGCTTCCCGCCACCGGGCCGCAGATCCTCTCGGCCCTCGAAACGATCATCACCAGCCAGGAGAACATCATGACCGCACTGACCGACCTGCAGGCCGCCGACTCCGCGCTCCAGGCCGAGGTGGCGACGTTCCTCGCCGACATCGCCACGGCGCTCCAGGCCGAGAACCCCGACATCGAGCAGGTCGTCTCCGACATCAACGCCCAGGTGGCAGCGCTCCAGGCAGCGGACCCGGCGAACGCTGCCCCCGTCACGCCGCCGGTAACCCCCCCGGCCGCTTCCGCAGCGCCGGGCGTCTCCAACTAGCGCCGCGGGACCATCATGGCCACGGGAGCGCGCGGGGGCACCGGGCGCTTCCGGCGGACCGTGGAGTCCGCTGCGCGCGACATGCGCGCGGCGGAACTCCACGGCCAGGGCTGGACGCACCAGCGCATTGCCGACGAACTCGGATTCGCGCACCGCGGCAAGGCGACGGAGGCGATCCAGCGCGCGTTCGCGTCCATCCCCACCGAGGGCGCGGAGATGGCCAAGCGCATCGACCTCGAGCGCATCGACCAGCTGATCGAGAAGAACTGGGAAGTCCTGGAGCGCCAGCACGTCACGGTCAGCCAGGGCCGCGTGGTGCGACGGTTCACCGGTGTGGAACGGCACGCCGACGGCATCGAGAAGCTGGACGCCGACGGCAAGCCCATCCCTGTCTTCGAGGACGTGCTGGACGACGGCGCGGTAGCCACCTCGAGCACCGTCATCCTGCGGCTGCTGAAGCGCCGCGCGGAAATGTACGGGTACGACGAGCCGGTGCACACGCGGGTGGAGATCGTGCCGCCCGAGGTGATCGAGGCCAACATCGCGCGGCTGGAGCTGGAGCTTGCCGGCAACGACCCCGCTCGTCCAGGCGCCGCTTGACCGGCTCCGCTACCTGCAGGAGCTTCAGCGCCGGTCAGCGCAGATCAAGCGGGGGGTGGCGAGGTACTACGACGACCCGCTCGGGTTCGCGGCCGACTGCATCGACTGGCGCGGCGGGGGGCTGAAGGAGTACCAGCAGGAGATCATCGGCGAGCTGCCGTCCCGCAAGCGCGAGGCGGTCCGCGGGCCCCACACGCTCGGCAAGTCCACGATCGCCGCGGTCGCCGTCCTGTGGTTCGGGCTCACGCGCGATGCCGCGGGCGTTGACTGGAAGGTCGCGACGACCGCCGGGTCATGGCACCAGCTGACGAGGTACCTCTGGCCTGAGATCCACAAATGGTCCGGGCGCCTGCGCTGGGACAAGGTGCGCGACGGGCGCCCGTTCACCCGGCAGGAGCTTCAGAACCTCAACCTTCGCCTGAGCCACGGCGCCGCGTTCGCGGGAGCCAGTGCCAACGCTGCGCTGATCGAGGGCGCGCACGCAGACTCGCTGATGTTCATCTACGACGAGTCCAAGGCGATCCCCGCGGGCACGTTCGATGCCTGCGAGGGCGCGTTCGGCGGCACGGGCGAGGCGCTCGCCCTGGCGCTCTCCACTCCCGGAACGCCAGCGGGCCGGTTCTACGACATCTGCACCCGCCGCGCCGGCTACGAGGACTGGCACCCGGTCCACGTCACGCTGGAACGGGCGATAGCCGCGGGCCAGGTCGATGAGGCGTGGGCTGACCAGCGCGCACGGCAGTGGGGCACCCAGTCGGCGATCTACGTCAACCGGGTGCTCGGCGAGTTCCACGCCGGCGACGAGGACTCCGTGATCCCGCTCGCGTGGGCTGAGGCCGCGGTGATCCGCTGGCTTGAATGGGATCTCGCCGGAAGGCCCGGAACCGAGTCGGCGTGGCCGCGGACCGTCGGCGTGGACGTGGCCAGGTCGGGCTCGGACAAGACGGTCCTGGCACCGCGCCGCGGCCCGGTGATCATCGACCTTCGCCGCTCGGTCAAGGAAGACACGATGCAGACCACTGGCCGCGTGAAGGGCGTCCTTGACGCTGACCGGGGGCGCACTACCCCCGTGGTGGACGTGATCGGCATCGGCGCGGGCGTCGTCGACCGGCTCCGCGAGCAGGAGTACCGCGTTGAGGCGTTCAACGCATCGGCCCGCAGCGATCGCCTCGACGCCACGGGCGAGCTCGGGTTCATCAACTGCCTAACCGGCGATGCGCGCGTCACTCCGGTCGGGAACCTCCGGCGCATCTACCGGAGTCGCCACGAGGGACCGCTTCTCCAGGTCGAAACGGCCAGCGGCGACCACTTCACCGCCACCCCGAATCACCAGGTACTGACGCTCCGGGGATGGGTCGCGGTCCAGTCGCTCCGCGTGGGCGACAAGCTCTGCGATGCCTCGGTCCGTAATGCGCCGGATGCAGCCGCCGTTCGGCCAGAAGTAGACGACGTGCCACCCAAGCTCAGCGAGGTCTATCGCGCGGCTGACGTTGTGTTCGGATCGGAACGGGTGCAGCGCGGGACTGTGGACTTCCATGGCGACCGACCTGCGGGTGAGGTCGATGTTGTAACGATCGACCGCCGACTGCTGGCCCGTTATCCATCCTCCGGGCAGTGCGCCGAGCACCATCAGTTCATCAGGCTTCTGATACTGGCGGGTCAACTCCCGCGTCCGGGAGCGCTTGCGCATGCGGTCGGGGTGCGTGACCGGATAGGACGGATAGCTGCGTCCCTCCCAGACGGGAGGATGCCTTGTCCCGCGCTCCCTTCGCTGGGCGAGGGTGAGCCGGTTGAGGACGAGATTGTTCGCCTCGGTGATCGTTCGCGCCGTGACGCCATGGTCACTCAGGACGCGGTAGATAATCCGTTCAGAGTGACCGTAGGCGAGCGCCAGCGTCTTGGCCGATTCCCCCTCCATGTAGCGCCGGACGACCTCAGGCTCGTCAAGGTGAACCGTGCGGGTGAGGCGCATGGACTCGGCGTGCACGCGGGCCGTGACCTCGGCTTCGCTCAGGACGCGGCGAACCGCGTAAGGGTCAACTCCGAACGCCTTGGCCAGCGCGTGCACCGACTCGCCGACCGCGTAGCGGGCGACGAGGGCTGCGGAATCGACATTCGCGGCGGTCGCGAGCCTGGTGGCCTCGGCTTGGCCGCGTGGCTTGATTCCGTGTACGTCAAGAACCTCGCGGATGGTGCTCCGGTCGGTCCGGTAGAGCTTGGTCAGCGAGTTAAGGGACTCGCCGGCGAGATAGCGCTGGATGAGGTCATCAGAGTCGAACTGACTGCGCCTGCCCTTGGGCATGAGGCACCTTTCGTTTACACGCTCGAAACGTCTACGGGGTCCTACGGTACCGCCAATGTGGTACATCGGAACTGCCGGTCGGCGGCCTGGTGGGGCCTGCGCGAGATGCTGGACCCGTCATCAGGCTCGGAGGTCTGCCTTCCCGACGACGACATGCTTCTTGGCGACCTCTCGGCGCCGCAGTGGAAGGTGCTGAGCGGCGGCAAGATCCAGGTGGAGTCCAAGGAGGAGATCACCAGGCGCCTCGGCCGGTCAACGGACGACGGCGACGCGGTAGTCCAGGCTTTCTGGCTCACGTCGGCCCCGCATCAGGCGAACGCCCGCCAGTATGCCCTGCAGGCCGAGCTGGACGCGCTGACCCGTCCCGCCGATCCGCGCCGCAGGCTGGCCGGTGATCCCTCGCGGCACGACGGCCGGCGTGATGACGGCTGGTCGCTGGACTCATTCGCGCCGCAGGAAGACGCGGGAAGGCCGGCGCGGCCTAACGTGCACTCGTGGCGCTGAGCCGAATGTATTCTTGACGCATGGTCAATGAAAGTCGGCCCGGAGAGCTTATCGGAGCGTCTGGGGTGGCGTCGCGTCTCGGTATCTCGCGACAGCGCGTCAACGATATCCGCAGGGACGCGCGGCTTTGTTTCCCAGAGCCTGCCTTCGCGCCTGGAGGCAGGGCACTGTGGTGGGCAGCCGACATCGACGCTTACGCGGCGACCCGGAACACGCGGCCAGGACGCCCGAAGGCTGCCGATCCGGTGCTCCGCATCCCGGCCGGAACGGTCCGGCCCGGCGACAAGATCCGCCTTTACTCCGAGGGCACCTTCTCTGAACCGGTAGCGGCGACGCTAACGGAGTACCCCGACGGGCTTCGGTGGTCCCGTCCTGACATCCGTGCCATCGGCGAGCAGTCGCGCGCTGATGATCTCCGCAAGCTCGGCATGACTGAGGCCGATGCGCGCGCCGACCTCGACGCGATCAATGCGGCGATTGCGACCGCGCCGAAGCCGTGCAAGCACCCCCCATGTCCTCAAGGGCTGGTGCAACGACTGCAAGACCGGCGGTCACTACTGAGAACCAGGATGCCCCTGCTCTCCCGGTTGAGCTACGGGCCGGATCGCCAGCCCGACGGGATTCGAACCCGCAACCGAGGGCATCCCGGCCCTGTTGCCGATCCTAAAGGCAGGCACGCGATGACCCTTCCCCGCACCGACACCGCAGCGGCGCTGAGGCTCGCAGGCAGGCGAGACGAGATCCACCCGGCAGATGCCATGGCATTCACCTACCCGGACCGGGAGTACTTCGAGGCGTCGGCGAAACGGGACCGCGAGAACAACGGCAACGAGGTCATCGGGCCGTTCGAGACGGACGAGGGCCTGATCGGCATCGTGAGCATGCAGCCGCAGATGCGCGCGCGGGGATGGGAAGTCACCGATCCCGCGCTGCCCGACGACTACGGTCCCGGTGCCGTGAAATCCCGCGCGGTCTGACCATGGCCGTAGTCCTCTACACCGCCCAGCGCGACCTTCAGGTCTGGTCCGCCGTCGCCTCGTGGATCGCGCCGGCGGGAAGCAACCTGCCGCTTGACGACTGCAGCCCGTTCACTGCCGGCCTGCTGGCGGCGGGAGGGATCGCGCTGGCGCCGCCGGGATCAGTCGACACGGCGAGCCCGGCGAACATCGAAAGAGGCATGCCCGGCCTCAAGGTCGGGGTGAGCAACTAACCGCGAGTCCACGCGCCGTCCTGCCACCAGTCGCCGCCGTGCTCGCGGCTCAGGTCGTTCGCCTCGGCGAAGGTCATCGCGAACTGGTGGTAGACCTCGCCTGGCCGGCCGGCAACGACGCGCGCGATCGTCTCGCGGGCGCTCTGCCGCGCTGAATCCGCCGCCCGCTGCGCGTAGTAGTCCTCAAGCGCTTGCGGGCTGCCGTCCATGAGTATCCACGAGTCCGTGCCGGTGGAGAACACGGCGAGGTTGCCGTCTGGCTGCCTGATGATCTGATGGCCCACGGTTAGCCGATCACCGAGCGCCAGTCCACGTTTCTCGCGAGATCCTCGTAGTCGCGCCGGGCCTGAGTCGCGCGCTCGATCGCCTCGGCGACGGCAGCGCCGGTCATGCGCGCGCAGATCGCGTCCGTGATCCGTTCCGCAGTCGCCTGGTCGGCCATCTCGTCAACCACGTCCAGCAGGTCGCAGGTGTACCGGACCTGCTGACAGTAAAGCGCCTCGGTCATGAGCACTCGCCGGGCGTCGCCGTGACGGGACAGGTGCTCGCGCAGCCGGATCGCTGATGACATCTCGGGCATGCGCCCAGCGTAGCCGGGAGGTGCCAGCGGTGCCCGATTCCCAGAACGCGAAAGTCCTCCAGTTCCCGGACCTCGCGCCGAAGGCCCGGCGCCAGCTCATGCAGCCCGAGCTCGGCACGCAGTACGACTCGATGGACCGCATGTTCGCCTACTGGGCGGACGGCTCAGTCCTGGACTACGGTGAGTGGACCTCGCGGGACATGGAGACCATGCTCGTCCGCGACGGGCAGGCCGCGGCGATCGAGGCCGTGATCACGCTGCCGATCCGGCAGGCGGCGACGGCGATCGAGAAGGCGACCGGCGACAAGGGCGAGGCCGATTTCTGCCGCTCGGTGCTGATGACCCCGCACACCGGCGGCGGCATGGAGACGCCGCTGCAGGACGTGATCGGCCAGCTCACCTCGGCGCAAACGTTCAGGAAAGCCTTTTTTGAGAAAGTTTGGAACATCCGCGACTCGGACGGCAAGATCGTCTACGACAAGCTCGCGTTCCGGCCCGCGTCCACCTGCGAGCAGAAGCGCAATGCCCGCACTGCCGCGCGAGAGGGGTTTGTGCAAAGGGACTGGCTTTTCGGCGCGGGCGCAATGGAAATCGGAAAGCCAAAGAGCAAGACGCCTGGCTACGTGGAAATCCCGCAGATCCGCTCGTGGGTTTACGTAAACGGGAAGCACAGGAAGCCGCTAACCGGAACGTCTGAATTGGATCTTTGTTACTGGGCATTGGCGTATAATTCAGAAGTGCAGACGCCAAACGGTCCCGTAGCGATCGAAGACCTGTATCCAGGCGATTTCGTTTTCGGTTCCGACGGTGAGCCGACTGAGGTTCTCGACGTCCTCGACCGGGGCGTGCAACCGATGTACCGCATCCGCTTCGACGACCAGACGAGCGTGCTCTGCTCTGCCGATCACCTGTGGACAGTTGCGGAACGCCGCACCAACGGCAACGCCTGGACCAAGACGGTCCCGACTTCCTACATGATCAAGACGGGCCTGAGGCTGTACGACGGCTTCCGGTTCATGGTTCCGCTGTGCGGAGAGGTTCAGTACCCTGAGCGCGACCTGATCATCGACCCCTATGTAATGGGTGCGTATCTCGGTGACGGGGGCGTTCAGAGAACCCGGAACGGCATCAACACTCCCACCCACGGCATCCAGTCCCCGACCTTCACGTGCGATGAGGATGACGCCGAGATCATCACGGAGATTGAGCTGAGGCTCTCGCCAGGGATCGAACTGAGGCGTCACGATGCCCTGCACTACGGCGTGACCGACACTCTGAAGGTTAAGCAGAACCGCTTCCGCGATGCGCTGGTCACGCTCGGCGTTGCCGTGCGTTCGCCGGAGAAGTTCATCCCGCAGATCTACCTCACAGCGTCCTCGAAGCAGCGGTGGGATCTGCTGCGCGGCCTCATGGACACCGACGGCCACGCTAGGGAAAAGACGCGGTCGATGTTCACCAGCACATCAGAGCGTCTTGCGCGGGATGTTCAGCTCCTCGTTCAGTCGCTCGGCGGCCGGGCAACCGTAACGGGGCCGAAATGGAGCGACGGCGGCACCCTGGACGGCCATGTGATCACGCGGCGCCACGCCACGTGGATTGTCTTCATCACCACACCCGAGCCTGCTTTCCTGCTTAAGCGGAAGGCCGACAAGTGGGGAGGAGGTGGTTACGAGAGAAAGAACAACTTCAAGTCAGTTGTCAGCATCGAGCCTGAGGGCGAGAAGGAGTGCCGTTGCATAACGGTCGCGAACGAGGACGGCCTGTTCCTCGCTGACAACTACACGGTCACGCACAACTGCTACCAGACCAAACTGAAGCTGGTCTTTCTTTTAGCGGCTCTGGCTGCAATTCTTGGAACAGCAATCATTGCCTAAAGTGATCATGTACGGCCAGGATCCGCGCGAGGCCAACGCCCACGCCGACGACCTGGCCTCGATGCGGGCCTCGGGCGTGATGGGCCTGCAGCGGCCACCGCAGGGCGCGAAGACGTTCGAGATCCTGGAAAGCTCCGGCAAGGGGGCCGACCAGTTCAGCGCAGCGCTGTCGTTCCTCGAGACGTGGCAGGTCTCATCCGTGCTCGCGGGCTTCACCGGCCTCGCGTCGCTGGCATCGCTCGGCCGCGGGTCGCTGGCGCTGTCTCAGGACCAGAGCGCGTTCTTCCTCAAGTCGCGCCAGGCCGTCACGCAGGAGATGGAGACCGCGATCACGCACGACGTGATCGCCCCGCTGGTGACCCTGAACTTCGGTCCCGGCGCGGCGTACCCGAGCTTCAAGTTCGGGGCGCTGACCGACGAGTCCGACACGGCGCTGGTGACCCTGTTCCAGGCGATGTCCGTAGCTCCCGCGCTGCAGGTGCCGAACGGCATCCTGGACATCATCACGACCCGGCTGGCGACCTACCTCAACCTCGATGTCAGCGCGGTAGAGGCGATCATCCAGCAGGGCGCGAAGGACCGGGCCGCGCAGGCGCAGGCGATCGCGCCGCCGGGAATGCCGCCGCAGGCAGCCGCCCAGCTCGGCGCGCTCGCCGGGGGCGTCAGCGCGGCGGACAGGATCGCGAAGGCTGCCATTGCCCAGTCGGACGCGCAGCCGCTGCCAGAGGACACGTCCCAGCCGTTCGACGTGCCGCAGATGGGACTTCAGCCGAAGGCGTAGGGTACGGAACCATGACCGAGCCGTACGACATAGCCGCGCAGATCAGGGCCAAGGTCGCCGAGGCGATCAGGGAGTGCGCGCCGGCCGAGACCTACGGTTACTCGCTGACTATGGGCGTGATGTCCGCCCCGAACGGCCAGGACACCGTCATCTGGGTCCTTCTGCTCACCTGCCGGTCACCGCTGCTCGGGCATCCCGACCTGGGCGCGACCGCGAAGTTCCCCGGCAACACGGTGAGCGACGCCGAGATCGCGCGGGCGGTGAACGGCCTCGTGGCGGCGCTGCGGGAGCAGTTCGCCACGGTGCTGCGGGAGGGCATGTCCGGCGGCAACGGCCACCTGCCGGCAGCGTTCGGGGGCAAGCCGTCGTAGACTGCGGGAATGAGCGAGCCCCGCTACGAGAACCGTGACATCGGCGGCATGGCGTTCCTGGCCTGCCTTGACTGCGGTGCCTTGATTGACGACCGGGACAGCCACACCCGGTTCCACTCGATCCTGGGCGGTCACGCTTGGACGCTGGCGGTGCTGAAGACCGCGCACGTCGCCGCTCACATCCACGACAAGTACGACACAACCGCGCGGATCGACAGCAAGCGGTTCGACTCATGGAGTGCCGGCGCGCTGGCTGAGGTGACTGGCGAAACGGTCAGCGCGGAATTCTGCGAGGACGCTGCCGCGCTGATGGACGCCAGTGACGAGCTGATGCGAAGACTGGCCGATTAGCGTCCCCTTGCCGTGAGGTGACCTGGTGCCAGCTACAGCACAGGCACCCCCGAAACAGCAGCAGCCGAAGCAGCCACCTGCGCCCCCCGCCCTGGACGCGCTCATCGCGGCCGTCATCACCGCCCTCGCGGCGGCAGCGACCGTGGCGGGAGTCGTGGCCGTCCTCGGCGCGAGGATGCTGGCGATGGGCATCAGCCGCGCGGTGCTCGCAGCCGTGGCGTGGCTGGTGCTGTCGTGGCCTGCCGACGTGATGGAAGGCACCGGGCCCGCGACGAGGTGGGCAGTGCGCACCAACTCCTTGCGGCGCGCCCGGTTCTTCCTGGCCGCGTGCAAGCGGGTCCAGGCGGCCGTCACGGGAGCGCGGTCGCGCAACGAGCCGGTCATCGCGGCAATCCAGGCAGCCATCGCGGCAGAACGGCGCTACATGGGCCAGCAGATAGCCGCCGCCCACCAGCGGATAGCGGCAGCGACGGCGGTAGACGGCATGGCTGCGACGCACGGCAGCCTCCTCGGCTGGAACGCGGTCACCGACCCGCGCTGCACGCCGGAATGCAAGGCGGCTAACCGCAAGAACTTCAACGCGGAGAGGCCCCCCGCGATCGGCTATCCGGGCACTACGCACCCGAACTGCCGGTGCTACCCGTCCAAGCCGTTCAAGGGCGCTCCGGTCCTGCTGTAGCACGGCTGGCCCGAAAACGGTCCCAGAACTCCTGCTCGGTGATGGGCTGGTATGTGGCCGCGAACTTCAGCGGGTAATGCTCGGGATGGCCGCAGGCGCGCAACTCGCCGTCGGCCGGGAGCGCCATTCCCGAAGGCCGGTGCTCGGTGAAGTCGTGCCCGCAGGCCAGCGTCACCGCGTAGCGGGTGCTCTCGTCTGCCATGCCGCTCAGCATAGGACCGGGCGGTGAGCCGTGGCCGTTCTGTCCGCCTCGCCGGTCACCGATCCGGTAGCCGCAGCCTGGTACGGCAAGTCAGCCGCGAGCCGCGCTCGCGCAGTCGAGCTGGCCAGCGCGCCGGGCCTGACATCACGATCGGGCATGATCTCGCTCGACCTGCCCGAAGGCACCATCAAGCCGGTACCCGGCGGACTGACTGACCATCACGTCACGGTGGTCTACCTCGGGCACGACCTCGACGATGGCGCTTTCGCGCTGGCGTGCTCGCGAGCCAAGGATGCGGCAGCGTCGGCGGACGGCCCGCTGACCGGGACCGTGCAGGGCGCTGACTCGTTCACGCCGTCGGCTGGCAGCGACGGGAAGGTGCCCGCGTTCGCCCCGGCCGTCATCCCGGGCGCCCAGGCGCTGCGCTCGAAGCTCGATGACCTCTCGGCGAGCGAGCACAAGGACTGGATACCGCACGTCACGCTCGCCTACCTCGGCAAAGGTGACCCGCTGCCCGGTCCCGTGCCGCCGACTTCAGTGAAGTTCAGCCACCTGTCGGTGCATCGCGGTGATGACGTGAGGCGGTTCGCGCTCGGCTCGGGCAGCGAGCTAGCCGGGGACGCACCCGCGATCGACCTGAGCGCGCTGACGCCCGTTTACTCCTCGACGCCGTCGCCGCTCGGCCGTCCCGGCGGACCGGGCCTGTGGTTCAAGGGCTGGAAGCTCCCCGATTACGTGGAAAATGTGGCGCGCGGCATCATGCAGGGCGGCCAGCCCGACGAGTCCATGGCCATCGCGACCGCCATCGCGGCGTGCAAGCGGTGGGCGACCGGAGCCGGCAACGTCACGCCAGAGGTCCGCGCGGCATCGGCCAAGGCGATCGCCGAGTGGGAGGCGCTGAAGGCAGCCGCCCCCGGCACGCCGGGCCACGATCACGCGAGCGACGCTCCCGCCATCGACCTGGCGTTCATCGAGCAAGACCACCCGCGCGTCCCGGCAGGCCAGAAAGGCGGCGGCCAGTTCGGCAGCAAGGGCGGCGCGGAAGTCTCGAAGGCCCGTGCGCGGCACTCGGCCAAGGTACCCGCGGCCACGGTCCCGGCGACGGCTCAGGGTCAGATGACCAGGGTCCAGCAGCTCCGTTTCCAGGCGGCCAGCGACCGGCAGCTAGCGCAGAAGATCATGGTCCAGATCGCGGGACTGGTGCGGGCACGGAACGCGGCCAGCGTCCAGGTCGCGGCGTCAGCGCCGTCCAAGGCGGGTGTCAGCGCCACCGCATCCACTGCGGCAGTGAAGGCGGCGTCGACGTACAAGGCGAGCCCGGCGAGCGCCACGGCCACGTCAGCGTCATCTGCGGCGAGGGCTAACGTGGCGAAGCTGGACGGCCAGATAAGGCTGCTCCGAGACGACGCGCGGGCGCTGATCAAGTCGGCAGACCATCTCGACGCGGAGGCGGACGGCCAGTGACCATGAAGACCCCGGCACCCGAGACGGCGGCAGGGCGCAGGAAGCTCGCGGCCAGCGGCGACGCCCTGAAAGACGGCACTGACCCGATCCCCGACGTCCCGTACCTCAAGAAGGCCATCCGCTCGATAGGCCGCGTCGACCCGTCCAAGCGCCCGGCGGTCAAGGCGCTGATCCGCAAGCGGGCCACGGAGCTAGGCGCGCTGAACGAGCCGGGCGTGAGGGGCACGTGGGCATTCCAGGGCGCGAACTCAGGCGAGGCGGTTGACTTGGCGAACGGCGGCAGGATGCCCGTGATTCGCGGCGCGGCCGACATCCAGATGGGGCGCACGGCACCAGGCGTGATCAGCGTCATGCACAAGTCGTCGGGCATGAAGGTCGGCACGATCACGCCGAAGGGCGCCGGCTGGCAGGCGACCGGCGCCGACGGCACGAAGGCCCCGGCGTCCGGTTCGCAGCAGGGCGCGCTGGCCGGGCTGATCGCCTGGCACAACAAGATGGCGGCGGCGAGGAACGCGAAGGCCCGCGATGCCGCCGCGGCTCCCGCATCGGGGATCGCTTCGGTGCAGGGCTACGCGGGCGAGCAGGCGGCGCTGGAGTTCGCGGGCTCAGTGCCGGCGAACTCGGCCTCGGATGGCCCCCGCGTGGCCACGATGAGCGGCAGCGGGAGCGCGTCACCTGCCGCTTCCGCAGCCGGCTCGAAGCTCGGGCTGACGCCCGAGGGCGCGGTGGTGTACGCGAAGCTGATCAGGAAGGGCCTCAAGCCGAACGTGGCGCTGGCGTTCGCGAAGAGGGCAGCGGCGATGCACGCGAAGTCAGCGACCGCCAAGGCTGCCGCTTAGCCCCGCCAGCGCGCGGAGGCCTTGGCCTGGTCGCTGCACAGCGCCTCGAGCATGGCCTCGGCGGAGGGCGGATCGGCGACGGAGCCGACGAGCACGGTGTGGCTGAACATCGCCACGTGCCTGAACCTGTAGCGCACCGGTTCGGGATACTTCCAGCCGGTGATAGTCAGCGCGTCAACCGGTTCAGGTTCGGGTGCCGACTGCCACCACATGCCGTTGCTGCACGTGAAAGCGTCAACGGGAATGTCGGCGCGGCCTTTCAGCGGCCCGTCGATGAAGACCGGCAGGTTACTCACCCGATCACCTCTCCCTGAACCACGTCAGGCGTCCGCTCGACCGCCACGGTGACCTCCGCCAGCGCCAGCCTCGCCGACGACTGGCTGCCGAACGGGATGCGGATCACGAGCCTGCCGCCTTCGCGGCTGATTTCCTCGCCGCCGTACGGGCGCTCGAAGCCGATGGCCAGGTGCCAGCCGCTCACGCGGTGAGCCCGAGCTCGCGCGGCCGGTGCTCCTCGCACGGCCAGCCGCTGAACCGGCACCTGAAGCACTCGGCGAGGTCGATCGCCTTCAGCTCGGCCATCCGCTCGCCGTCAGCGCGCGACGGGTCGCGGTAGACGTACGGCCGGAACAACTCGGCCGGGCGCAGCGCGAAGGCCGACCCCATCAGCTCCGCGATCTCGGCCGCGCCGATGAACTGCCGCGCGTGGTCCATGCCCGCATTCTCTCAGAAGCCGGACGGAGGCGATGCCGGTGAGCGCGCAGATCATCACCGCCCTGCGGATCCGGGCCGAAGCCCTGGACGCCGAAGCCCTGGACGCCGAAGCCGACCGGATCGAGGTCGTGACCTCAGGGGCGTCCGAGTTGCCGGTGACCCCGCAGCAGCCACACGCCCGCAATGTTCACTCGCTGCGGCTGATGGCGGGCGAGTTCCGCGCCCTGGCTGACCAGGCGGAGGCACGATGACCACCACGCTCCTCACGCCGCTTGAGTTCGGCGCATCGCGGCCGTTCGGCGCGACCATGTGGCGCAAGCAACTGCTGCCCGTGGGGGAGATCAACTACGAGGGCCGCAAGATCGCGTTCACCCGCGAGTACCTCGCCGGGCTCGTGAAGGCGTTCGCCGACAAGGCATACGACGCCGTGCCGTTCCAGTTCGCCGACCGGGATAACAAGCACACCAACAAGCCAGAGGACCGGCGCGGCACGGTGCGCAGCCTTGAACTGACCGATGACGGCCTGGACATCATCGTGGAGGCCGGCGCTGCAGCGTCAGAGCACCTGGCCGAGTATCCCGACCTCGGCGTCTCCGCGTCCATCGCGGAGGACTACGCCCGCGCTGACGGCAAGTTCTTCCCGGCCGCCATCCGCCACGTCCTGGGCACGCTCGACCCGCGCATTACCGGGCTGAGGCCATGGCAGGCCGTCGATGCATCGAACCCGGCCGGTCCCGGCAGCCTGTGGCAGGGCATCGACTTCGCCGGCAACTCGGGCGACGTCATCGACCTGACCGACGCCGAGTACGGCGCCACCGAACCCGCGAAGCCCGCAGGCAGGCACGCGAGGCCCTCAGGCCCGCCCGCACCCGATCCGACAGCCCCGGTCGCTCCCACAACGGAGGAAACGCCAATGGCCCTCACCGAAGCGCAGGAGGCCCGCCTGGCCAAGCTGCTGGACCTCCCCGACGACAAGTTCGACGCCCTCCTCGCCGACGCGCCGCAGCCGGGCGAGGAGGAACTGCTGACCGACGCCGAGCTCGCGGCGCTGCTCGCCGAGATCGAGGCCGGCGAGGAGGCGCCCGCGGCGGAACCCGCTGGCGAGCCCGCGGCGGCCGGCGCCGCGCTGTCCGCCGAGGCGCAGGCCGCGATTGACCTCGCCAACTCACGTGCCGAGGAGCAGGGCATCGAGCTGGCCCGCATCACCCAGGCGCTGGACAAGGCCACCTACGAGCGCGAGCGCGAGCAGCTCGCCCGCGTGCACGGCATCCCGCCGCGCATCACCGACGTGGCCCGCGATCTGCTGGAGGGCACCGGCCGCAGCGTCGAGCTGGCGAACGGCAGGACGGCCGACGCCGGGGCGATCGTGCGCAAGCTGCTCGCCGAGGTCGGCAAGACGGTCAAGATGCTCGACCTGTCCGCCGAGATGGGCACCCCGCTCGACGGGGGCGCGCAGGAGGCGGCCGAGGCCGAGGCGCAGGCCGTGCAGGACCGCGCCGACCTGATCGGCGCGTACCGGCAGATGGCCGGCATCTGACCGGGTGGCCGGCAACGTCACGGTCTACATCTCCATCGGCAACAGCGACGACAGGCTCACGCAGGCCCAGTGGTCGGACTTTGTCGCGGAGGCGCGCGACGAGGTGCGCCAGCACGCGGCCGAGGTTCACGGCGACTGGCTCTCGGCGTCCGACTCGCGTTACCAGAACGCCTGCTGGTGCGCCGTCATCCCGGCTGACGGCGTGGCCGAGGCGAGCCTGCGTCGGCGGATGGCCGCACTGCGCAAGCGTTTCGGCCAGGACTCCGCTGCCTGGGCGGTCGCGCCCGGCACGGAGTTCATCTGACGAGCCGTCACCCCCGCCAGCCCTAATCCCGCACGTCCCGCCCTGCGGCGGGTCTCCATGCCTACCGCAAGGACGGTGAGTCTCAGTGAGCGGTGCCCTTCCGCACAGCAAGCAGGGTCCGGACAACTTCCAGGTCTCCGCGCTCGTGCTCGGCGGCCAGCTCGTCGTTCCCGACGCCAGCCCGGCCACGACGGTGTCGGTCGCCGGCGCGGGCGCGGTCAACGTGCTCGGCGTGGCCGGCAACGACGCGTCCCCGCAGGTGAGCCAGGCGGCGTTCACCGACCCGAACGCCGGCGGCCAGCCCCTGATCGACATCTCGGTGCTGCCGGACTACACCGCCGTGCACCGGCTGCCGACCGACATCCACGTCACCTACGCGGCCACGGCCACGTTCGGGCAATTGCTCAAGGCGGCGGCGGCCGGCCAGGTCACGCCGTGGGTCTCGGGCACCGACACGAACGCAGCCCTGATCGTCGGCAAGTGCACGCAGCCCGGCGGCGTCGTGGCCGCCCCCGCGATCGGGCGCATGCGCGTCCTCACCTGACCATCCCGGCCGTCACGCGGCCCCCCTGAGCCATCAGCGGCACCGGCCGCCCGACTGACGGGGCTTCTCCCCGCCTGCCCTCGCAGAGGAGCTGAAACCTCGTGCCAGTCCCTTCCTACACCAGCATGGACGGCCCCCGGATCACCGTCGATGCCCTGCTCAAGGATCCCCTGGTCATCCCGGCGCTGATCCTGGACATGGTCCAGAACGAGTTCATCGTGGATGCCGTGCTGCGGCAGGCCGGCCTGGCCCAGTCCGGCGCGGTCCGGTACAGCGAGTCGACGCCGCTGTACGCCGACGACACCCCGGAGATCCGCGCCGAGTTCGGCGAGGTGCCGGTCGTGCCGACCAGCGTCGGCATGCCGCGGGTGGTCTTCACCCACGAGCGCGCCATGGCCATCAGCGTCAGCGACGAGATGCGGCGCCGGATGGTCGTCGACCCGGTGACCAGGCAACTGCAGCAGGTCAAGAACACGATGGTGTACTCGTGGAACACCGCCTTCTACTCGGCGGTGATCGCGAACGCGAACGTCCAGACCCTAGCCGTCGGCAACCCGTGGGCCTCGTCCAACGCGACGATCCGCGCGGACATCGCCAACGGCGTGTACCTGGTCGAGAACGCGTCGGTTACCTCGGCGATCGGCTTCAACTCGTTCCTCGGGTTCGAGGCCGACACGATGATCATCAACCACGGGACCAAGAACACCCTGCTCCAGTCGAGCAGCTTCGCGGCGCCCTACATCGGCGACATCGCCAGCGAGAACCTCCAGTACACGGGCGTCCTGCCGAACAAGATCTTCAACCTGGACGTGATGGTCTCGCGCCAGGTGCCCCCGGGCAACGCGATCATCATGCAGCGGCAGCGGTGCGGCTTCATCGCCGACGAGCTGCCGTTCCAGGCGGGCCCGCTCTACCGGTGGGAACCTACCAAGTCCATGCGCAGCGACACGCAACGGGCGTCTGCCATCGGGTTGGACCAGCCCCTGTCAATCGTCGTGGTTTCGGGCGTTTAGCCGCCAGTCCCGTCCGTCGCCGCCCGATCTGACCCGCGCCACGAAGGAGCACCCCCCATGGCCTTTGCCAAGACCTCGGAGTACGAGGCCCTCACGAACCTCAGCGTCGGCCGCGGGCCGTCCGACAAGGACAAGGCCGCGGACATCGTGCACAAGGGCGAGACGGTGCACCTGACCGACGAGCAGGCCCGCGGCTTCCTGGACCCGAAGCGGCACCGCGTCCCGGTGATCCGCCCGGCCAGCGAGCAGAACGACCCGGCGCCGGCCATCAGGGCGCGCGACCTGTTCGGCACGCAGCCCAGGGCGCAGCAGTTCGGCGCCAGGCCCGACCCGCCCGGCTCGTCGAGGGTGCAGGAGGTCGTCTCATGCGGTGCCCCCGCGGACCCTGCCGACCCGATGTCCGCGCCCGAGGCGAACGACCCGGTCGTCGACCTGGCGGTGGATCCGGACGCGGCAGGCGACAGGTAGGCGGCAGGCATGGCGGAAGGGCTCGGCCGCGGTGGCTTCCTGCCGCATGGGCAGCCGCTGGTCGTCAACGCGGCGGACGAGCCCGTAGCCGTCGCAGAGCCTGTCACTGACGAGTACGTGTGCCAGTTCTGCCAGCGCGACCAGCACGGAAGATGCCGCGCGACCGCCTGCACGTGCTGCGAGGGGTCGCCGTGAGCCTGCACCGATGGCTTGAGCGCCGCGCCGAGAGGCGAGATGAACGCGAGCGCAGCCGGCAGGAGCGCAGCTACGTCGGCAGCAGGACGCCCGGCGTGCGCGTGTTCCCTGAGGTCGGCCTGCCGGAAGGTTTCGAGCCGCCGTCGGCGTCGCTTGCGCCAGCACACCGTGAGGGCTCGCCTTGACCGCTGAGCGGCTGATCCGCATCGTGGTGGCCGCGGTCATCGTCGCGCTGGTCGCGGCAGCCGTGATCGTGCTGTTCGCGGGCTGAGCGGTGAGCGGGACCGGCGGACGTGACCTGAGCGAGTGCCTGGACAAGTTCGGCAACATCGCCGTGGACGTGGTGATCGGCCATGGTCCCGGCGCGGGGAAGCGGGAGACGGGCGCGTCCGCGAAGCCTGCCGTCGTGGCGCGGTTCCTGCGCGACCTGGCCGGCGACGTCCAGCGCCTGAGCGCGGCAGCGGACGGGAGGCGCCAGTGACGACGCCGGTTGCCTACTGCCAGCCCTCCGACATCAGGAACAACGTGGCCGGGACGGACAACGGCACCGGAACCTGCGCTCAGCTCACCGATGAGCAGCTGAGCGCGTCCATAGCCCAGGCGAGCGCCAAGGTGTCCGCCTACGTCGGGACGTCATGGTTCACCGACGCGAACGACCCGGTGATCGTGATCCCCGACCTGATATTCAACCTGGCCGTTCAGATCGGCACGTTCTACGCCACGCTGACCTACCGGAAGGGAAAGGACCTCAGCGCCTTCGACCCGGTCTACCTCGGGTGGATGGACGCGATGGCGACGCTCAAGGACATCGTCAACGGCAACATAGAGGTCGTGCCCACGCCGCCGTCCGATCCGACGGACCGGGGCGGCTACGTCAGGAACACGCTGCCGTCGGTCTTCACCTACGAGGACAGCGGAGTGCGGCCGAACGGGCGCGGCGGCATCGAGGCGGCAGGCGGTCCGGGGTCGCTGCTGAACGACGGCTGGCGGTAAAGAGGGGATCAGGGGATGGTGCCTCAGGACTCAAGGTCTCCGGCCTTCGCGGCCCGGTCCGCTGATCAAGCTTCCCGCGCCGTGCGGTTCCGGCGGCTTCCGGGCCCGAACAGGCCGGTGAACGCCGCCTCGACACGGGTAGCCTCAGTCACGGTCACGCGCTGATCGTACTGGCGCCCCGAACTGCTCGGAGGAGGTGGTCATGGGCACCTTCGCTGAGCGAACGCAAGAGCTGGAGGATCTGGTCGGGCACGGCGACCTAACTGGCACAGTCGTGGTTGACCAGGTCTTAAAGGGTCTACGCGCAATATCAGCACGAAGGTCTTTTAGCTAGACTTCCGGCATCCTCGCGGCGGTCAGGCGCTGTTCCTGCAAGAGCCGCTCATGGACAACTTCGGCGGCTACCTGGAGAAGATCGCGGCGATCATCCTCGACGGCGGCGCGGACGATGCGATGGCCGAGGCGATGGAAGATCTCGCCGAGGACGGCGGCGTGGCCACGCACGCCCCGGTGCTCTACGCCAACCTGCGCGCCAGCGGGCATCCCATCGTGACCAGCGACGGAGCGACGGTCTACGATCGCGAGCCGCGCCAGCACCGGCTCACCGAGGAAGAACTGAAGGCGATCTACCGCGAGCACCACCCGATCCCGTCGGAGCATTCAGGGCGGGAACTGAGGTTCCTCTGGGGTCACGACATCGAGTAGGCGCCGGACTTCCTCGGCATTGAGATAGTTCGCGCATCCTTCGCCGTCGAAGCCCAGGCAGGCCCACCGGTACAGGTGCGCGCGGTAGATCATCGGCCCGTGCATTCTGCACGCGACCGAAGCGCCCGGATCGTCCATGCCGCCCATCGTAGGACGGCCTAGCACGCGCTCGAACCTGCACGATCCCGGCGTCGGTGATCTGGCTCATGCCGCCCATAGTAGGCAGGTGAGCGCATGCCGCTGCCGACCACGGACATTTTGGCCTGGATCGAATCGCTCGGCTGGAACAGCGCGCAGGAGATCGGCGCGCCCATCGTGATGGGGCCGTACATCCTGAAGGTGCCGGACAAGCTCGTCACGGTCACGCCCACGCCAGGACCTGGATTCGTCTACGAAGCGGCGGCGGACGCCAACGCGTTCCAGGCCCGCGTTCGCGGAGGGCAGAACGACCAGCCGGGCGCGGAAGCGCTCGCTTACCAGCTCGACTCGCTCATCCTCGGCGCGCAGTTCCCGGCCGTGAGCGCCTCGGGAATGACCATCGTCCACATTCATCGCCTCGGCGGCACGCCATCGCCGCTCGCGCCCAATCCCGACGACGCAGAGCGCTACGAGTACACCTGCCAGTACCTGGTCATAGCCGGAACTTAGGAGAAACTAGGTCATGGGTTTTGAAACCGATAGCTATACGCTTCTCCCCGCCACCGTCTGCGCGGCCGGGGCGCTCACCACCCCGCCAGCGGCGAACCAGTACGGCGGCTCGGACTACGACCACGGCGTGATCCGCGTCGCCGTCTCCGCGATCTCGGGCGCGACGAACTTCTACGTCTGCCTGCAGGACAGCCCGGACGGCGGCGTGACCTGGTACCCGTCCGTGCTGGCCGTCGCGGACATGGCCGGCGCGCCCGGCTACGGCACGTTCGTGCCGGTGGCATCGAAGAACTTCGAGATCCCGCTGGCGTCGTTCCCCGGCAACCTGTTCCGCGTGGTCGCGTGGGCCGTGGCCGGAACCGTGACCTGCGCGATCACGGGCGACTTCGAGAAGCGCTTCGCGGACAGCACCTGACCGACCTCCCATCGTCCCGGCTAGCGGAAGGCAAACCAGGTGGCACGAGTACTCCTCACCCCCGTCAACCTGCCGGGAACGGCGGGGATGGTCCTGTCATCCACGACGGGCGCGCAGTCCCTGGCCGGGTTCACCGGCTTCGAGTTCACCGACAACGGGCTGCTGTTCGTCGCCCTGTACATCGGCTCGGGCGGTGCCGGGAACCTGACCCAGAACATCGGCCGGAAGGTCCAGGGCATCGTCGCGCCGGAGCCGCCCGTGGCGCTGGCGGCCTCGACGAACTACCTGTTCGGGAACTGGTCGCCGGCCGACTTCACCGCGACCGATGGCACCGGCTACGTCGAGTTCGACCTCAGCGGCACCCAGACGGCGAACTCGGTCACCCTCTACCAACTCATCCCGGTGAGCTAGGAAAGGCGAGCAGATGACGAACCCGGCCACGGCACCCGGAGCACCCGCCGGGACGCCCGCCGTCACCCAGCCCGAGCCCGCGCCGAAGGTGACGCCGCCAGCACCCGCATCGCCTGCCGCCGCGAAGCCTGACCCGCCGGGGAAGGTGAACCTGGCCGTGAGATGGCCGATGGGATCGCTTACCCTGCCGCCTCTCGGCAGCGAGCCCGTGATCGTGATCACCGAGGAAGGCACCGAGGTAGACGAGGCCACGGCAGTGCGGGCACGGGAAGCCGCTGCGCTGAACGGGCTCACGCTGATCGAGTCGTAACCGGCGCCGGGACTCTTTCCCCCGGCCACCCGCCGCTGGTCACCGCCCGCGCCGGTCGTTCGCCTTGTCGATGAGCGACTGGCGGGGACTGCCGCACGTCCGGCATGCGGTCCCGATGATGCAGGAGCCGCAGTACGCGCAGGCGATCTCGAGCTGCGCGAGCACGTCACGGTAGTTCGGGCCTTCGATCATCACGAGATCGCCTGCGCCGCGCGGCATCATGTGTGCCGTCAGGCTGATATCGGCGCTGGTGAGCACCGAACCGACCGGCTCCAGCAGGTGATCCACGTACAGGCTCGCGTGCCGGTACTCGGCTCTTAGCTCGGCGTAGCTGAGGCGCCGGCTGGCGATGATCCTGACGCCGTCCCGCGAAGGCTGTCCGCAGATCAGCCAGTCCGGCGCGCTCGCGATGCCCGGTTCCAGCGCGATGCTCATCCGGATTCCTCCGGCGACAGCAGGCTTTCGCTGTCCGCCCGGCAGGCCGCGCAAGACGGCGCGGACTGCCCGCACCGGTCTTTCAGGCGCGCGTCCGGCCGCTCGCTCATCGCGCTTCCCATCTCTGCACCATAGCCCCGCAAGGAGACAGACATGACCGGAGCGCCCCTGCTCTACGTCCCTCCCGCACCGGTCACCTCCAACGTCCTGTACGGCATCGGGATCGTGATGACCGCGCCCGTCGGAACCGCGCTGCCCTCGGACCAGAACCTCGGCGTCGCATCAGCCTGGACCGGCGGCGGCTGGTCCTACATCGGCGCCACCGACACGGGCGTGAGCCAGACGTGGACGCCGACGGTGACGGACATCTCGATCGAGGAGCAGCCCACGCCGGTCGCGGTCATCGTCGACAAGGGCACGCTGGAGCTGACCTTCGACCTGAACGAGGAGACGCTGGCCAACATCAACCTGGCGTACGGCTCGGCGGGCACCATCGCCGTGACGGCTCCGGGCGCGGGACAGCCAGGCAAGAGCGTTCTGTCGCTGAGCACCAGCTTCCCGCAGCTCGCCGCGGCGCTGATCGGCAAGAACCAGTACGGATATGCGCGGGTGGTGAACGTCCCGGCCGTGATGAGCGCGGCGACGGTGAAGACCGATTACCGGCGTGCGGCCAACCAGAGGATGTACCCCACGACGCTCTCGTCAGTGTGTCCTTTCAGTGAGATCGAATGGATTGACCTCACGAGCGTGGCGACGTCGTAACTGCGGACGCCACGAAAGCGGACGCTCCGATCAGGCCGAGCAGTGCGATGCCGGACCAGATCAGCACCCATCCGGCCGAGCCGGGCAGCACCGACGCAACCGGGCACCCCGCGACAGGGAACTGGCGGTAGAAGCACGGGTTCGCGAACAGCACGACCAGACCGGCGATGATCAGGCCCGGAACGGCCGCGAGCGCGGCCAGCAGCAGCGTCACGCCGAAGCGCTTACGGCGCATGGTCATGACGGCGCACTCGCCAGCACGCCGAACCGGACCGCGTCAGCCTGAGCGCGCCGGATGGCCAGGGCACCGTTCAGCTTGTGTTCGTGGATCGTGCCGTCAGTGAAGATCACGAACGCGGTCGCCCGGTTCCGTGCGCCTGCGGTCACCTCAGCGCGGGCACCGGCCAGCGCCCCGAGGACGCGTCCCGAACCGGGCCACGCCGTGACCTGGCCGTCGCGCACCTTGATGCGAAGCGCGTCGAACACGACCCCGCTGATCTCTTCCCGGTGCTTGCGGCGCACTGCCTTGCGCCCGGCCAGCGGGAGCGGCGCCATGGCGGCGTTACTCGCGGCGAGACGCGCCTTTCGCTCTGCCCTGGTCTCTTCCGGAGCGGTCATGGTGACCGCCTCCCTTCGCTTACGGGACTATCATACCACGATGTCACGGCGTCGCTGAGGCGGACGCCGTGACATCGTGCGCGCGTTCCCGCTGGCGCCGTTTCCGCTCGGCGGCTGCGCACCTCGCCGAGCAGTACACCGCGTCGGTCCGGCCGCCCTCGCCGCGGTAGAACTCGGCGCCGCACGCCGGCCGGGCGCAGGTCTTGGCGCCGGGCAGCGGGGCGCGGCAGTGCGGGCAGCGGTCCATGAACGCAAGCCTATCAGCCTGGTCACGCCCTGCGCTCGCGTGATGCCGTGACTAGTCAAGTCCCAGGAAAGGACCACCGTGGCCAGTTTCGACGCCGGGAGCGTCGTCGAGGCTCTTGATTACACCTTTGAGCCGTTCGTCCCCGGATGCAAGGGCACCATCAAGGAACCGACATCAGTTCAGTTGCAGGCGTTCCTGACCGCGAACGCGAAGGAGATGCAGCGGCTGCGCAGGGAAGCCGGCGACGACGCCGCAGGCGGCGCAGCGGATCCGACTGCGGGCAACGAAGCCGGCGACGGGGCGCCTCCTGACGATGCGGTGCTCGCCAGTGCCGTGAGCGACAAGCTCCTGGCCAGGATCGCCGAGACGGACCCGAAGAAGGTCGAGGCCGCGAAGCTGCGCCAGGCGAAGATCTTCAGCGCCCTGTGCTCAGGCGAGCCGTCAGCGGCCGACCTGCTCAAGCTCCCGCACCGCCAGATGAGCGCATTCGCGAACTGGATCACGGATGAGCTGATGAACCCGGAAGCCGTGACCGGCGATGGGACTCCGCATCTTCAGATAGTGCGGTCCTCAGCCGCCGGCTGATCCTGTACCTTGCGCGCCGCTATCTCGGGCTGTCCACGGACGGATGGGACTGCCTGGAGTGGCATGAGCAGCGCACCTACGTGGCGGGCTTCGAGGCCGAGGGGCTTATTACCGTCAGCCGGACCGCGGCGAGCGCGATGGAGGCCGGCAGGCACCGCACGGCAGAGTCCGGTGCCGAGGTCTTCGACCTGTCCGCGATGAAAGCCGAGCTCGCGGGGCGGTGAGCGATGTTCGACGCCGGGACCATCGCCGCGACGCTGACGCTGGACCGCGGGCCCTTCCACGCATCCCTGGACGCGGCCCGGTCCGAGGCGGCGGCAGGCGTAACCGTACCGGTCAGCTTCGACCTTTCGCAGACCTCCGCGGCGAAGGCCATCGCTGCGGCCAAGTCGGCGTTCGCGAGCAGCAGCGCTGCGATCCCGGTCAACTTCAATGTCACCCAGGCGTCCGTCATGCGGGCGGTCACCGCCGCGCGCGCGACCTTCAAGGCCAACCCGATCACCGTGCCGGTCACCTTCGGCGTGTCGCAGGCCAGCGTCGCCCGGACCGTCACCGCCGCGAAGGCGCTCTTCCGTGCCGGCGGCGGCGTCACCATCCCGGTCGGCTTCGGCAGTCCCGGCGGCAATGTCAGCCAGGGAATCGCGTCCGTCACCGCCCAGACCAAGGCAGCCGGGGCCGCGGCTCACAGCGCCCAGCAGTCCTACGGCGGCTGGTGGGGGATGCTCTCCAAGCCGCTGGTGCTGTGGGGCGGCGCGCTCGGCACGACCGCGCTGATCGGCGAGGTCGCCGTCTGGCACCTGCTGGCCGACTGGGTCATCGAGTTCAGCGCGGTCCTCATCCCGGCCGCGATCGCGCTGACCGCGTTCGGCTTCCTCGCCGCCGGGACCATCAAGTCGATCTGGACCAACCTGGAGAACGTCCGCGTCATCGCGACGGCCACCGGGCAGAGCTTCGGCATCGTCACGGGCGGCTTCCAGTCGCTGCAGGCCGCGGTGAAGCCGCAGGTGCTGGAGCTGTGGGGCGACGCGCTGACGCTGATGAGCCAGAAGGGCGGCACGTTCGCGGCCAGCGCGGTAGGGGTCGGGCACGCCCTGGACCAGCTCGGCGCCCGGTTCACCGTCGCCATGACCAGCGGCAAGGGCATGGGCGGCATCATGTCGCAGGGCACCGTCGACATCGCCAAGCTAGGCGACGTCATCGGCAACCTCGGCGGCACCCTCGGGAACGTCCTGAAGGCCGTTCCCGGCTTCGCCAGCGACTTCCTGAACCTGTGGGTCGCGGTGTCCAGGGGCGCGGAGGTGTTCACCAGCCTGACGATCCCGGCGCTGAACGTGCTGCTGTGGGCGCACGGCATCATCCTGTACGGCGGCCTCGCGGTGACCGCGATCGTGTCGATGGGCGGCGCGTTCCTCCAGCTCGGGAACAAGCTGATCGACTTCGCCGTCATCGCCGATGCCGCGATCGAGGGCTTCATCCTCGACGTGATCGCCGCTGACGGGGCCGTCGAGACCTTCGCCGTGATCAACGACGCCCTCACCCCGTGGGGCTGGATCGCGCTCGGCGTCACGGCGCTCGCGGGGCTGATCTTCCTGCTGAAGGGCACTCGGTCGCAGACCGAGGCGCTGATCGGCTCGCTGCAGAACACGATCATCACGGCGCCGACGGTCAGCGCCGGGCAGTCGGACATCTTCAGCGCCCAGCTCCAGGTCAGCAGGCAGCTGATCACGGCGCGGGACGCCCTGACGGCCGCGACGGTCCGCTACAACCAGGCCAGCGCCGGCGGGGGCGCCTCAGCACGTCTCCAGGCGATGACCGAGGCGCAGGCCGCTGCGGTGAACCAGCTGACCGGCTACCAGGGCCAGCTGACGGCCGCGCAGCAACTGTCGGCTACGCGCCTCGCATCCCTGTCGAAGACCTACGGCGGCACGGCCACCGCGATGGGGCTGCTGAACACGGCGGGGATCACCGAGAAGCAGTGGCAGGACAAGTCCGCGTCCGGCTGGGCGCAGATCCAGCAGGAAGTCATGGGCACCATGCGGGGCTACCAGCAGATGGGCGTCACCGGGGGAGCGCTCGGCAACGACCTGCAGGTCATGAACAACCAGGTCAGCGCCCAGTACACGGCGATGGTGAAGCTCAACGGCGCGCTGGACTCCTGGATCAAGGACGTGACCGGCGGCGAGGCCGCGTTCGACGCCTACGGTCAGGGCCTGGTCACCCTCAAGACGGATCAGGCAGCCATCGGCGCCACCATGGACGGACTCGGCGCGGCGAGCCTCACGCTCAACGCGGCCTTCGGCAGCCAGGTCACGGCGACGGAATCGATGATCGACACCTGGCGGCTGGCCGGGGTCGCGTCCAACCTGCAGAACCAGGGCATCAGGGACAGCATCTCGCTGATGGTGCCGTACGCGAGGGGCAGCAAGGAGGCCACGGCGCAGCTCGCCGCCCTGGCGGAGGAGGCCGGCTACAACGGCCCGGCGCAGATGAAGAAGCTCGTCGGCTGGCTGGGGAACACCCGCGACGCGCTGCAGAACGTCAAGGACATCACCAACCAGGCCACCCTGCAGGAAGCGCTGCTCACCTCCGGCATGCAGGACCAGGGCACCTACATCTCGGGCACCCTGCTCCGCGCCATCGCGAACGCGGAACTGGCCTACGGCGGGGTGACGAAGCTCGCCACCGCCTACGGCCTCAAGGTCGCGGAGTTCGGGGCCCAGTCCACCCCCGCGCAGGCGGCCCTGCACGCCCTGGACCTTCAGTACATCAAGAACGCCGAGCACGCGGGCGACGCCACCGACAAGATCGCCGCGATGATCGCCACCATCAACCACATCCCGCTGAAGAAGGCCATCGAGATCGTGGTGAAGGCCAGCGGCTCCTGGGTCATCACCGGGCAGTCCCGCGCAGCGGGCCCGAGCCACAAGATCCAGGGCGGCGTTGCCGAGGGCGGCCTGATGAAGGGCACCGGAGGGCCGACCGCCGACGACATCCCGGCGTGGCTGAGCTCAGGCGAGTACGTGGTGAAGGCCGCAGCGGTCCAGAAGTACGGCACCGCGATGTTCGACAACCTGAACGCGATGCGGCTGGCGGCCGGCGGCATCGCTGCGTCGTATGCCGGGTCCGCGTCCGGGATGGGGTCGTTCGACCTGCGCGAGTACGCGGCGACGCTGGCCCTCATCGAGTCCGCCGACGCTTCTGCCGCCGGGGCGGCGATCCGGGCGAAGGTCTCCGCACTGAAGGCGGCGCAGGCACGCACCTACGGCGGGGGGCTGGGGAGCGCGAGCCTGCGGCAGATCGAGAACTGGTGGATAGGAGCGGGCGGCCCGGGCGGCGGCACCGCGCACATCGCGGCGGCGATCACGGGGGCCGAGAGCGGCTTCAACCCGAAGGCGATCCAGCAAGGTCAGCCATATGCCACCACGGGCTGGGGCCTCTGGCAGATCACGCCCGGGGACTCCGAGCCGCAGGCAGGGATCGACGCCCAGTTGCTCACCGGCCCCTCCAACGCCATCGCGGCGGTGGCGAAGTACCGGGGCGCGGGCGGCTTCTCCCCGTGGACGACGTTCATGGACGGCGCCTACCTGCAGTTCATGGGCGGCACGGGCGCGGGAGGCTCCTCGGTGAACGGTGGCGGGGGCTCCTCCGTGAACGCCCTCCCGCCGAAGGTCTTCGACCGGGGGGGCTACCTGCCGCCGGGCCTGACGCTGGCCTACAACGGCACGGGCCGCAATGAGCCTGTCCCGGACCCGTCGGCGACGGGGTCACGCGGGCCGCTGATGGGCGACGTCCACCTGACGCTGCCCGAGGGCACCACCGTCGCCGGGGCGCTGCAGGAGCTGAGCTTCCGCCTGACCGCCGCGCAGATGCAGGGATACGCGGGCGTGACGCCGGGCTGAGGGGGTGCCGGTGGCCGATCCCGTCCTGGCCGAAGGGCAGTACTCGATCGGCCCCGAGGGCAGCAGCTCGGCGTTCGTCTACGGTGGCCGGTGGCCGAGTTTCGCGGGCTCGATCCAGGTGGCGAGCACCCAGGTCGACACGGGCGCCATCGTCGTCCAGGACCAGCCGGTGGTCGGGCATGACGGGCAGTTGTTCGGGGTCGACACGATGCCGGGCATGGTGGTCACCCAGACCGGGCAGGCGTACGCGGCGAACGACGCGGCCGCGGCGATGGATGCCTACGCGGCGCTGGCCGGCGTCTGGAACGCGCCATCGGTGCGCCTGGCCGACAACGCCGTGGTGTGCCTGCGCGCGTACTACCCCGGCAGCAGCGTGGTGCGGCGGTGCTACGGCCGGGGGCGCCAGATCGTCCCGGTCATGGGCACCGCCTACGGCGGGATGGTCGGGTTCACCGCCGCGTTCCAGGCCGCTGACGGGATCTGGTACGAGGACGCGCTGAGCCAGCTCTCCCTGTCGATGGCGCCGGTCTACAACGGGGGCCTCACGCCTCCGCTGACGCCCCCGTACCAGCTCGCGGCGACCAGCAACTACGGCCAGAGCACGATCACGAACTACGGGCCGCAGCCCACCTGGCCCGTGATCACGTTCCGGGGACCGGTCAGCTACCCGGGCCTCATCTACGTCAACACCCCCGTGTCCGTCGGCTACCGGGGCGTCCTCGGCCCGGCCGACCGGCTGGTGATCGACACGCGCCCGTGGGCCAGGACGGCGCTGCTGAACGGCACGAGCGTGGCCGGCGCGCTCACCGGCAACCCCATGATCTCCCTGCAGGCGCCGTCCGGCGCGACCGTCGTCCGGTTCACCGGCCAGGACTACACCGGCAAGGGCCAGTGCATCATCACCTGGCGCAGCGCGACCTTGTCGATCGGAGGTTCCGCTTGACGTTCCAGACCGGGTGCTACGCCGTGGACGGCAACACCGAGGACGCGTCCCTGCTGCGGCAGATGCTGCAAGGCGCGACCCTCGGCAGCCAGGGCACCGTCGGCCACCTCGACTGCCAGGTGAACGCCAGCGGGCCCGCGACGTCCGGGATCGTCATCGGCGCGGGGTCGGTCGTGGTGGCCGGCGCGGAGAGCCCGAACCAGGGCAGCTACTACGCGGCCAACATCGGCACCGACACGACGCTGTCCATCGCGGCCACCGGGGGCAGCGAGCGCTCGGACCTGGTCATCGCCAGGGCCGAGGACCCGACGTGGTCCGGCAGCCCGTGGGGCAACCCGGCGGCCGGCCAGATCGTGTTCCCGCGGGTACTGTCCGGGGTCGCCTCCGGTGCCACTGCGGTGCCGGGAGGGTACAGCGCGATCCCGCTGGCACGGATCGACATGCCCGCCGGCGTCTCGGTGGTGCAGCAGTCCTATATCCATGACCTGCGGCAGGTCTGCAACCCGCAGCGGCAGGTCAGCTCCTACGCCGTGGCGGGCCCCGGCAGCCAGGTCAACGCCACCACGAGCACCATCCAGGCCAACTGGCCTCCCGGCGCGACCTGGGCCGTGCAGGTCCCCTCCTGGGCCACGACCGCCGTGGTGTTCTTCCAGGTGAACGAGGCACTGTTCGTCGGCAGCGGCAACGGGTACGCGCGCGGCTGGCTGTGGGTCGCGATCGGGCCGACGGTCGGCTCGCCCGTCGTCATCTCCGGCTTCTCCCTCTACAGCACGGCCGAAGCCGGCCGCCACACGATCTCCGGCTCGTACAACATCGCCATCCCGGCATCGATCCGCGGCACCACCCAGAACTTCAGCTTCGCCCAGTACGCGGACGGCACGAACACCGGGACGCTCGGCGCCACCGAGGGCAGCAGTGCCCTGATGATGGTGGAGTTCGTCCAGAACGCGGCACTCGAATGACCGCGGACAGCCTCACGGTCCGCACGAGCGTGCGCGTGGAGCGCTTCGATCCGGAGCAGGGAGAATGGGCGGCGCGCAAGGCTGACCGGGACTTCAGCGCCCGCGAGGCCGACGTGCGCCACTTCCGGCACTACGGCGTGCAGCCGTACCAGGTCACAGAGGACTTCGACTGCAACCTGGTCACCGCCGCCGGGTGGGCGGCGCTGCTCGGCGGCATCGCCGGGTCGACGATCGGCGCGAAGTTCACGGCGGCGAGCGCGCGGATCGGGATCGGCAGCGCCATCACGGCGCCCTCGACCGCCCAGTCCTTCCTGAACAGCGACACGGGCAGCGGCTCGACGACCAGTTACTACCAGCTCGTGTCGATAGCCCCCGTCATCGTGACCGCGCAACCGCCCCCGTTCTCGCTGTCCTTCACCGCGACGTTCGGGCCGGCCGTGGCGAACTTCCCGTGGAACGAGTTCGGGACCGACAACGGGACCGCGTCCGGCGTCACCGCGCAGGGCCTCGGGACGGTCCTGCTGAACGCCGGGCAGAGTCCACAGGGCACCAAGCCGCCCGGCGACACGTGGGTGATCATCGAGACCCTGAACTGCGGGTACGCCTCCGGGCCGGGGAGCGTCGACTGAAATGCGCGTCCTGAGGCCCGCTGCGGCAGTCATCGCCGCGGCGGTCGTCGTCGCGCTTGCGCTCGCATGGGGCGCCGTCGCCACCTGGGCTCAGCACCAGTTCGGTTTCGCCAGTGGCGACGGCAACGGCGCGCACTACCTGTTCTGGTCCGGCGCCGGGAGTGACCTGGCCTACCTGGGCGCCGGCGGGGGGGCCATCACCTCGGCCGTGGTCCTCTACCGGCACCATAACTGCCACGAGCCGCGCTGCGCCCGCATCGGGCGCGTGCGCGTCGATGACCACGGAACCCTGTCCTGTTTCCGCCATCACCCGGACGGGACGCCGCGCCGGGGCCACGTCGCCCGCGCGCACAGGGCGCACCAGGAGCGTTCGGGATGACCGGGCCGCTGACCTACGCGCCGTACTATCCCGGCGGCTGGCAGGACGACCCGTCCACCGTCACGCCGATCATCGCCGCGGCGCTGCAGAACATGGAGTCCGGGATCACGGCCGCCACCGAGGCGGTGTCCGCGGCGTCGGCACTCCTGCTGACGCGCGTCGCCGTGACCGCGCTCATGAGCCCGTACGCGCTGGGCGCGAACACGGTAGCCGCCGTCGACACCACCCTCGGCAACGTGACGCTCAAGCTCCCGGATGCGCCCGCAGCGGGCACGCTGGAGGCGGTCAAGCAGGTCATCATGGGCACCGGGTACGAGGTCACGATCGCCTGCCAGGGCGCCGACGTGATCAACAAGCCGGGCGGCGGGACGACCCAGGCCCTGGCGCTGCCGTCCCAGGGGTCGCTGCTGCACTACTCCGGCGCGCCGGACGGGGCCATCTGGACGATCCTGTCCGACGACCTTTCCCTGAGCCAGCTCGACAACCGGTACCTGACGGTCTTCAACCCCCTCAGCGCCATCTACGCGGGAGGCGCTGACCCCCTCGGGCTCGCCGACTCCACGGCAGCCGTCCAGGCCGCGACCAATGCTGCCGCTGCGGCTCTCGGCGGCGTGGTGTGGATCGAGAACAAGCTCAAGATCGCCGGCAACCTGACCTGCACCAGCCCGAACGTGTTCTTCGACGGCCCCGGCGCGCTCATGTTCTACGGCACCGGCGACTGCCTGCGCGTCTACGACCCCAGCACTTACAACGGGCGGCTCCAGCGCGGCGGCGCGGTCCGCGTCATCATCGACGGCGCCAACGCCACCGCTCCCGCAACGGGCCTGCACATGGGCGACATCGAGCACTACGAGCTGCGTGCCCAGATCCAGAACTTCACCGGCACCGGCTCGATCGGCCTGCACCTGGACAACCAGTACTACTGGACGGAGCGGCTGCACGGCGACTGCTATGTCAAGAACTGCACCCAGCTTGTCGTCATCGAGCAGGGAGCGGGTTCGGCCGGAACGGCGGCGGGCAGCTTCGCCCGGCCCGATCTCGTGCTCTGGCTCACCCAGGGCGCGGCCTACCAGGACCTGGTGTGCGTCCAGACTGACGCGTTCATCTACGACGGCCCCCGGTTCTCGATCGTCGGCAACTGCCAGTCCACCGCCGGGACGACCACGAACCCGACCAACGGGCTCCCGGCGGCGGTGCTGAAGATGCTCGGCACCGCCAACATCTTCGCGATGCCGTCGTTCAACATCGGCTGCGAGGTCGACGACGACGACGCCAACACGCCGATGACGATCTACCAGGCGAACCCCGGAACGCAGTGGATCCAGGGCACCCAGGGCGTCATCGACTTCGCGGCCGGGGCCGGGGTCTTCACCCAGTCGAACCTGGCGACGGGCCACGGCGGCACGCTCGCGCCGGGAGCGTTCCATCACATGGGGCCGGTCAACGGCGACGCGACGCTGAACCCCGGCGGCACCTCGGCCGGATCGGGCAACCACGCCTCGACGATCATGACGGGCACCCTGCTGTACGGCAGGAACCCGCTGTCCGCCACTGGCCAGTGGTACGCGCGGGGCGGCGACGTCGGCCAGCTCACCCTGACCCAGAACGTCACCCTCCAGCTCTCGCCAGGTGGCTACTCGGGTACCCCGTCAGGTGCCCCGCAGCGCATCACGGCCATCTTCATCCAGGCGGCGTCCGGCGGTCCTTACACCGTCACCTTCCCGGCCACCTCGACGCCGAGCACGACGACGCCGACGATCAACTTCGGCGCAGCCGGCGCGCCGGCGATGCCCACCGCAGCAGGCGCCAGGCTGAAAGTGGACTTGTCCACGTACGACGGCGCGACCTGGGATGCCACTTTCGTGTCGTCCGCTGCGGGCGCCAGCGGAGTCACTTCCGTGGCGGCCGGGGACGCGTCGATCGTGGTTGGCGGCACTGGCGCAGCGCCCACCATCGAGACTGGCACGCTTGACCAGATCGCCACCCTGCACCCGGCCGCTGGCAACGTGACGTTCAACGGCCACAAGGGCACGAGCGTGGCCAACGGGTCGGCCAGCACAGACGTGGCCGCGTTCGGCCAGCTCCCGTCATCCGGCACGCCGCTGGCGCTCGCGTCGGGCGGCACGGGAGTGTCGGCCGCGAGCGATGCCGCGCTGCTCGCCGACCTCGGGGCCGCGCCGCTGGCCAGCCCGCCACTGACGGGAGCGCCGACCGCGCCGACAGCGGGCGCGCTGACGGATAGCACCCAGGTCGCCACGACCGCCTACGCGGACTCTGCCGTAGCGGTGGAGAAGTCCAGGGCGCAGACGGCCGAGGCGCTGCTCGCCTCGCTGGCGTCGCCGGCCCTGACCGGCTCGCCGACCGCGCCCACCCAGACCGCAGGCGACAACTCCGCGAAGATCGCCACGGACGCGTTTGTGACTGCTGCGGTGCAGGCCAGCCAGCAGGGCCTGTCGGTCAAGCCCTCCGTGCAGCACGCCACCACCGCGGCGCTCCCGGCAAACACCTACGCGGCCGGGGTGCTGACGGGCTCGGCCACGGGCGTGCTCGCCGTCGACGGCGTCGCTGTCGGGCTGAATGACCGCGTGCTGGCGCAGAACGAGGCCGCGCCGGCCAACAACGGGATCTACCTCTGCACCACGGCGGGCGCGTCCGGCGTCGCCTACGTGCTGGCACGGGCGGCCGACATGAGCACCGCCGCGCAGGTGCCGGGCGCGTTCTGCTTCTGCGAGGCGGGCACCGTCAACGCGGGCGCTGGCTTCACCGTAGCCAGCGCCGGCCCGTTCACTCTCGGCGCGACCGCGATCAACTGGACCCAGTTCTCGGGCGCGGGCGAGATCTCGGCTGGCACGGGACTGTCCAGGAGCGGCAACACGATCAGCCTCGCCGTCCCGGTGCCGGTCGCGGACGGTGGCACGAACGCGACCACGGCACCGGGCGCGCTGACGAGCCTCGGTGCAGTTCCGGCCGCAGGCGGTGCTATGACCGGCGCGCTCGCGATGGGCGCGAACAAGGTCACGGGGCTCGCGAACGGCTCTGCTGCTACCGATGCCGCAGCGTACGGGCAGACCCCGGCCGGCGGCGCGAACGTCACCATCGCCGAGGGCGGCACCGGGCAGACGACGGCAGCGGCGGCCTTCAGCGCGCTGTCGCCGATGACGACCAAGGGCGACCTGACCATCGAGAACGCCACGCCGGCCGGCGCAAGGCTGGCGATCGGCACCGCCGGGCAGCTCCTGGCCGTCGTCGCAGGGCTCCCCGCGTGGCAGAGCCTCGACGGCACGGCTTCTGACATCGCGCTGCCCGGCACCCAGGCAGCGGGCGCGGCCGGGCTCCCCGCCGACTCCGGGCACGTGCACCCGCTCCCGCTGTGGCTGCCCGGCGACAACGGCTACCTCGCGGCCAACATGGACCCGCAGCAGGCAGCCAGCTCCACGGTGCTCGCAGCCGGGACGCTGTACCTGATGAAGGTGCCGGTCAGGTCCGCGTTCACCTGGACGAACGTGCGCCTGATCATCAACACGGTCGGCGCGGGCACGTCGACAGGCACGTTCGTCGGCCTGTACAACCCGGCTGGCACGCTGCTCAGCGGGTCAGCGGACCTGGCGTCGACGTTCACCGGGTCAAGCGGCGGCAAGAGCTGCGCGCTCACCACCCCGCAGGCGCTGACCCCGGCGAGCGAGGCGTTCATCTGGGTCGCGGTCCTGTGCAACCTGGCGACCACTCAGGTGAAGCTCGACAACATCGCGTCGAACAGCGCGAACGACAACCTGTCCGCGTCGGCCTACCGGTACTGCATCAACGGGACGCTGCTCACGGCGCTGCCGGCGAGCATCACGCCGGCCAGCAACAGCCAGACGGGCGCCGTCGATCTCTTCGCCGCCGCGACCTGACCGGGCAACTGCCCCCCTCACCTGAGCCAGGGTAGCCGCCAGGACTGCCTGAAGCGGCGGCAGCCGCACTTGCCGCACGCCCCCCGCCGGATGGCGCCTAACGGGCTGAACCGCTCCGGGTGGTCGTCCTTCGGGTCGCCGCACCGGCACTGGCGGGGTAAGAGCCTGATCTTCATGGCGCGCACGCTACCAGCCGGGCCTGACCTCGAGAGGAACCGAGCCAAATGGGCAACAGGACGTACTGGTCGGCCCCGGTCCCTCCCCTCGGGATCACCAGCAACACCCAGGCCGTCACGACGGCCATCAACGACGTGTCGCCGCAGCAGACCAACCTCATGGCGGGCGCGCTTGAGCTCGGGACGAGGATCAGGCTGCGGGCCTACGGCGAGTACACGGCGACCTCGGCCACTCCCGCGCTTATCCTCGGGTTCTACCTGAACGGCGCGGGCGTCGCGCTGACCACCACCCCGGCAGTCCTGGCCGCGTGCGCCGCTACCGCCGTTAACGCCTCCGCTGCCGCGTGGCCGTGGATGGCCGAGTACGAGGGCCAGGTCCGCGCCCTCACCAACCCGGCGGCCGGCACCACGGCGCAGGTCTACGGCATGGGCAAGCTGTGGCTGCCCGCGTCGCTGACCTCCTTCGCCGCGCCCGTCGCCATGCCCGCCACCGCTGCCGCCAGGACCGTGGCCCAGACCGCGACCGGGCTCATCACCAGCGCCGAGCAGACCGTCTCCGTCGCCACGACCTGGAGCACCGTGACCGGCGTGACCTCATTCACCTGCGATGAGCTGACGCTCGAACTGCTCGGGTGAGCGGTGGCCGGTAACCCGCCGGCGACCGGGCCGCAGTTCCATCCCTCACTCGGCCCCGGCAACCCATCGGGGCTGCCGTTCCGCTCCTGGCTGCCTGACCCCGGCTCGTCGTCCGCGCTGGTCACGGTCATCTTCCTGGCCGACATCGCCGCCGTCGCCGACGGCACCGCCAGCGTCGCGGTCACCGAGGCGCCCTCGGGCTCCGACATCGCGGCCATCACCGACGGCATCGCGGTCATCAAGATGCCCGTCCCGCCGCCGGGGTTCCTGCTCGTCCCAGGGCCATCGACCTTCCCTGGCCCGGTCACGGGCGCGAGGGAGTACCCCGGCACGCCGGCACCCCTGCCGCGCCTCGCGATGGCCAGCCCGGCGTTCATCAAGTCCCAGATGCCGCGGATGCACGTGCAGAACCTCATCACGGACCAGTGGCTGCACCGCGACGTGCAGGGCATCACGAGCCCGACCGTCACCTGGACCCTCAACGCCGCCGACTCGTTCACCTGCACCCTGGGACCGCCGCGCCCCGACATGCTCGACCCGACCGGCAACCCGCTCCTCACCGAGTGGCAGTCGGCCTGCTACCTCGAGGAGTCCGACGAGATCAAGTTCGGCGGCATCCTGACCTCCAGCTACATGCAGGGGCCGCAGGACACCGTCACCTTCACCGGCTGGGCCGGCTACCCGTCCGGGATGCCGTACGAGGGCAACGCCTACACCAGGTTCGGCATCGACGCCCTCGACGCGGTGCGGTACATCTGGGGATGGCTGCAGGGGCAGACGGGCGGCAACCTGGGGCTGCTCCTGGACGACACCGAGGCCGGGGTGCTCCTCGGCGCGCAGTTCACGCCGGGGACCGCCGCGAGCACGCTGCTCGGCGTCCCTCCCATCGGCTCCTACCTGGTGGCCGTGCGCGACACCTCGTCGTTCAGCCGCGGCATGCAGGTCCTCCTGTCCGGCGGCGACCCCAACGTCATCTTCGACGTCGGCGGCTATGGCTCCTTCACCGGCATCACCAGCTCGCAGTACATGCTGCTCTCCTACCCGGTCAAGGACTACCACAAGGACGGCGCGCCGATAGCCCAGGCACCCACCCCGGTGCCGTTCACCCTGGACTGGTGGAACTCCACGGACCTGGGGCAGGAGATCGCCTCCATCCAGCAGGAGGCCGTGTTCGACTTCCGGGAGCGGCACTACTGGGACGACGCGGGCAAGCTGGCGGTCCGGCACCGGCTGCACTTCGGCGTCCCCCGCATCGGCACGAGGCGCTCCGACCTGCGGTTCTGCGAGGGGGAGAACATCATCTCACCCGCCGTCATCACCCGCGACGGCACCACGTTCGCGAACGCCGTGACCGGCATGGGCGCGGGACAGGGCCGCACCACGATCCGGGCCGACGTCGGCGACGTCACGACGCGGCTGCGGCGGGCGTTCGTCTACCAGGACCAGACGGTGCGGCGGACCGACCGGATGACGGTCAAGGCCCGCAAGGTGCTCCAGTCAATGCTGGACATCGACACCGTCACCTCCATCACGGTCAAGAACCACCCGAACGCGCCCTTCGGCAGCTTCGCGCCCGGCGACGACATCCCGGTCATGCTGTGCACGGGCTGGCGGAACGCCCTGATCTGGTCCCGGATCACCGCGATGAGCCAGGACCCGACCACGGACCTGATGACGCTCACCCTGGCGCGCTCCGACAGCTTCTCCTACCTGGCCGAGTCCGGGCAGGCGGGCACGCTGTGACCGGGCCGCTCCCCCCGGCGCTGCAACTGCTGAGCAACCAGCTGATCCGGATGCAGGCCAGGATCGACCGGCTGGAGCGGGGCCAGCGGACCGCGCAACTGGACCTGAGCACGATCGAGAACGGCGCGCTCGCCATCACCGACGGGACCGGCACCGTCCGCTCCGTGGTCGGCCTTCAGGCGGACGGGTCGTTCGGGCACGGCAGCTTCAGCGCCCCCGCTCCCGTGTCTCCCTCCGCGCCGCAGGTGGCCCCCGTCATCAACGGGCTGCTGATCGCCTGGGACGGCGCCCTGAGCGATGGCAGCGCGCCGCTGGCCGACCTCGCGGGCGCCCAGGTGCACTGCTCGCCGTCGGAGGGGTTCATCCCGAGCGCGGCCACGCTGCAGGGCGTGCTGCCCGGCGCGGGCCTGTTCGGCGTCACCGGGCTCGCGCCCGGCACCCTTTACCACGTGGCGCTGGTGGCCTTCAACACGTCCGGGTCGCTCAGCGCCCCGAGCGCGCAGGCCAGCGGGACGCCGGACAGCGTGGTCGCGCACATACCGCCGGGCGCGATCCAGGCGGCGCAGATGTCGTTCGTCGCCAGGGACATCGGCGGCATCACCACCTCGATGCAGGACGGGCCGCCGCAGGGCCCGCAGATCAGCGACCTGTGGTACGACGCGGCGAACGGCTACCTGCTGAACCAGTGGAACGGCTCGGCCTGGGTGCCCTACCAGTTCGGGACGAACGCCATCCAGGCCGGGTCGGTCACCGCCGAGCTGATAGCGGCCAACACGATCACGGCGGCCCAGCTCGCGGCGGGCATCGTCTACGCCACGATCGTTGACGGCACCACGATCACGGGCGCCCAGTTCATCGCCTACGGGGCGAACGGGGAATACCTGGCCTACTCAGGACCGCCGGCGGCAGGGAACCTGATCTCATCCGTCTCCGGGGCGCCGGGCACTGACGCGGTGGGGAACAACTACCTTCCGGGGACCACCAACTACGACAAGATCAGCGGCGGCTACATAAACGCCACCCAGCTCTACGACGGACAGATCGTATTCAGCCAGGCTGCCGCGTACGACGGGGCGTTCACGCAGGTCGGCTCCCTGTCGATAATCACTCCCGGGCAACTGGGGTTCACCGTCGGCGCCCTTTCCCTTACCGGGGAACTTTTCGCCGAGGGCCCCGTCTCGTTCGGTGCCGTCCCGGCGGTCCTTAGCACCGACGCCAGCGGCTACCCGGCCTTCACGGACAACGCCGGGCTGCCTCAGCAGGTCAGCGGATCGGCGCTGGCCCAGGCATCAACGGCCGACATCACGACGGCCGGCGTTGCCTCGATCGGGTACCTCCCGGTCCCGGCCGGGGACGTTGAGGCCGGGGCGTCGTTCACCGGGCACGCGTCCGGGTCGTTCAGCACCGGGGCGACCGTCCCGTCCGGGTGCTCGTTCAGCGTGTGGTGGGGCGGCATCTCGGGCACGCAGGTCGCGCAGCTCCAGGTTCCCGTGATCCCGGCCAGCGCGGCAGGGCTCTCCTGGTTCTGCGACTTCGAGCTGAACTGGATGACGACAAGCGAGGCGGAGTGCACCCTGACCGTCGGCTGGCGCACCGGGTCCGGCGTCAGCGCCTCCGCCGTCTGGTACGTCGTCGGGATCGCCTCCGGGCTGCCGACGTCCGGCACCGAGAACTTGTCCATGGCCTTCAGCTGGGGGTCGGCGCCAGGTGGCCAGCAGCTCCTGTGCGACGTGTGCCGGATAGGCCGGGTGGCGTGACGGGCGACCCGGCGGCGCCGGTCCTGGACACCCCGGGCTCATCGTTATCACCTGAGCGGGGGCCGTCCTGATGGCCGCTGACGACCCGCGTCCCGATCACGGGGACTGGCGCCCCGTCCCGGACCCGACGACGCTGACTACCGAGCAACTGCGGCGCGAGTTGTCAGGGCTGCGGGAGATCCTGACCGCCCGGCTTGACGGCATGGACCGTGCGACCACGCTGCTCGACGAGACCGTCAACCGGACCCCGACGATCATCCAGACCGAGATCTCCCACGTCCGTGAGCTGATGACGGAGAAACTCGGCAGCCTCGGGGGGCAGGCCGAGGAGAAGTTCAGCAGCATCCAGCTGCAGTTCAGCGAGCGCGACGTGCGTACTGAACAGGCCGCCACCGCGAGCGCCAGCGCACTGGCAGCCGCGCTCCAGGCCGCCAAGGAGGCAGTGTTCGAGCAGGCCCAGGCCGCGGCGAAGGCGGCCGAGAAGACCGAGCTGAGCTTCACGAAGCAGATCGACCAGATCCAGCTTCAGATCAAGACCATCGGCGACGGATTCAGCGACCGCATCGCCGAACTGAAGGAGCGCATTGACCGCGGAGAGGGCAGCACGACCGGCGCTGAGACATCGCGCTCTGACCAGCGCCTCGGCACGGGGCAGCTCCTCCAGGTCGTTGCGGTCATCCTCACGATGATCGGGCTCGTGATAGTCGCGTTCCACAAGTAGCAACCGAGCCCCGCGACCCGAAAGGCACGCAATGACGACACCGGGCAAGCTCACGGTAGGCGCGGACGGCAAGGTGACCGGGCCTGTCGCGATCACTCACAACTCGCCGTGGCCGTGCGTCAACGGCCAGTACGAGGCATCCGGCGACGCGATGAGCGGCACGGTCATGCACACCATGGTCGGCAACCTGCCCGGCACTGTCGGGTGGTTCAACAACAAGGCCGCGCAGGTCTCCGCTCACTTCGGCATCGCGCAGGACGGCTCGGTCTGGCAGTTCGGCCCGATCGGCCAGGGCTGGTGCGCCTGGGCCGAGATGCAGGGCAACAGCGGCTGGTACTCGATCGAGCACGCCGACGACGGCAACACGCAGAACCCGCTGACCCCCGAGCAGATCGTCTCCTCGGCGCAGATACTGGAATGCCTGAGCGCGTTCGCCGGGTTCCCGCTCCAGGTGACCGACTCGGTAGATGTCGAGGGCTACGGCACCCACGTGATGGGGGGAGTCGCCTGGGGGGGGCACACGTGCCCCGGTCCCGGTCCGCGGGCAGCCCAGCGGGCGGCGATCGTCGAGCTGGCGAGGGAGATCCGCAACCCCCCGGCGCCCGCACCAGGCGCCCCGTACCGGCACGTCGCTGACGGCACCCTCTCGCTCGGCGAGATCGCGGCAGCCCGGGCCACGACCGCCAGCCACCTGCTCGCCGTCTCCGCTAAGGCCTACACCGCTGCCGACGAGGCAGCGGTGGCCGCGCTGAAGATGCCCGCGGGGACTCCCTACTACACCAGCAACCTGGGCTAAGGGGCATCCGTGAGCTTCATCACACGCTTCCCGGTCCTTACTGCCGGGGTGATCCAGTCAGCGCTCGCGCTCGGAGTCGCGCTCGGGCTGCACCTGACGCCGGTCCAGACGGGGGCCATCGAGGCGGCAGCAGCCGCGGTGCTGGCCGTCATCGCCGCGCTGCGGGTGCGCCCCTTTGAGGTGAGCGTGCTCGGCGGGGTGCTGGTGGCCATCGGCACGGTCCTGGTGGCGTTCCGGGTGCCGCACGTCACGCCCGGACTGGTGTCCATCGCCTACGCCCTGTTCTCGGCTCTCATTGCCGGGTTCGTGCACTCCCAGGTCTCGCCAGTCCCTGCGAGGGTCGCCAGGCACTGAGCTGGACCGGGACCGTGACCGAGAGCATGAGCGTGGCGGCGCTGCTCGGCCTGTGGTCGGTCCGGGGCAAGTACGCGCTGAAGGCTGCGGACCTGATCGAGTACCAGCACGCGTACTGCCAGATCGACGGGCCCCTGCTGCAAGGGACGATCGACCCGGTGCTGCTGGGGACCGACGGGTCAGGCGCCACGATAGTGCTGGACGGCCTGCACAGGATCGTGCGCGCCCACCAGCTCGGCATCTCCCGGCTCCCGGTCTCCTACGACGAGGCCAGCCAGGTCCACCTGGACAACTGGAATAGCGTGCTCGGCATAGAGGGCGACCAGTAGCACTGACCCGCTGAATCATCACCGCCCCGCCTTCCCCGGCCTTCACCTGCCGGGGAAGGCGGGGCTTTCAGTCATGCCCGGAGCCGTCGCCCGTAAGCGCCGACCATGTCCAGCCGACGTCTGCTGTCCATCTCCGCTGGCACGTCACGCAGTCGCCGCCCTTCAGCCGCCGTCCGCGCTGCTGCGTGGTCGCTGCGTCCTCTTCGGGCAGCGGGCGGAGAGGATGACCGTACGGGCACATGCCTTCGCTGAGGCAGAAGTGGACGTGGTCGCTCATCTCGGCGCCGCGCGGCACCCTGATGTCGGCCTGGGTCAAGCCGTTGCCTGCCACCTATGCCGCGCCCCCATCCGTCTTCCGGTCACCTGTACTCAGCGTGCTTCGCAACTACGTGCCCGAACGCCGATGAATGGGCACCGGCCCAGCGGTCCCTCTCATCTTCGGTGCCGAACGGCAGCGGCGGCTTGTACCCGGCCATGAGGTCAGCGGCCACCGCAGTCAGGCCGGCCAGCGTCCCGGCCGGCGCGATCATCCCCGCCGCCGCCTCCCGCAGCCACAGGGCGACCGCGTCGCCACCGGGAAACTCACGGTCATCAAGCACGCCGGCCGCTCCGGTGAGCGTGACGAAGTCCCGGCAGTCCGGGCACTCCGCGACGAACAGGATCCCGATCGTGCCCCGGTCGCGGACAAGCCAGCGGTCATGGCCCGTCTCGCGGGTATGCGCCGATGCCCACTTCCCGCGCTCGGCCGGACTGGCGAACGGCAGCACCTCCAGCACCGCGCACGAGCGGCAGGCAAGAAGGAACGGGCGCGTCGTCGTCTCAGCCGTCATCCAAGCCGCCTCTCTGTTGGCGTGCTTCCGTCTGGGGATGGCGCCCGGTAAGCGTCCGGGTCCGCTGCCGCCCGGCGGCGCCAACGCTGCCCGATGTGAGGCAGCACCGACTCTGCCGTGCTGAAGGCGTCCGCGCCGCCTCCGTTGTGCACCTGCATGACGTGACCGGCGATCATGGCGAACAACTCGTCGCCGGTCCTCGCGGTGAACTCGCCGGACAGCGGGCCGGGGCCGGGCACCACGCAGACGGGGCAGCGGGCACTGACCGGCCCGGCGTCCGCGTAGGCGTCGGCTGCGGCGAGGATCGCGGCGGCCGGCCCCTCGGTGCCGAAGGTCGCTCCGGCGTCAGTCATGGCCCGCTCGATGACCGCTATCAGGTTCTCGCGCTCATCACCCCAGTACGGGCTGCCGGTCACTGAATCCGCCAGCACGGGCCGTGCAGCTGGCAGCCGGCACCCTCGTACGCGCCGGAGTCGCCGGGGTGCGTGTGAGTCGACGGCGTGTCCGGCAGCGCGAGCAGGGTCAGGTGATCCCGGATCGCGGCGGCGAGCTGACGCAGCCTGGCGGACGGCACGTGCACCGGGCCGGCGCCGTTCACGCCGAAGCTGAGCGAGCCGGGCTCGGCCGCGCCGACGGCGGTCGGCCATATTTCGAGGGTGCCGCCGTCCGGGCCGGCGTACTCGAACAGAATGTCTCTCACGCCGTTCACGGCAGTCACTTCAGGCACCCTTCGGCCGCTATCGAGCATTCCCCGTGGCTCACCCGCGATTTCGCCGGGTCGTCCTCGTTCAGGTGAACCTCGCAGTGATCGTGCGTCACCAGCCGCCATGTTCCCGGTGCCGAGTCCTCCGAGACGATGACGGGGATATTGATGAGCGGAGCGGCTGGCAGCGGGATGAACGGGTTGGGGCTTGGCGCGGCGCCGGCTGACTCGCGGGTAACGCTCGCCAGCGCTTCGGCTACGTCGGCCGCGCAGGTGAGTTGCTGCCAGCCTGCCGGGCGGTCGGGTGCGAGCGCGTGCACCTTGCGAAGCTGGCTGGTCAGCAGGTCCGCCAGGTCGCTGATCGTGGCTACCTCAGCGGTCACGATGTTCTCTTCGGTGACCGCGTACCTGGCCCGGAGTTCCGCGAGGTCGGCGTACGTCATCGTGCTCATCCCGCGCTCACCTCCCGCTGCTCGCTGGTGCCACTGCTCGATGCTGGTGTCGCTCATCTAGCCCGCCATCCCTTCTACGTGTGCGTGCCGCAGGCTCCGCACAGTCCCTTGTGAACCCGCGACTCCGGGTGCTGGCACTCTGGCGGCAGGAAGGCGTCTAGCGCCGTCGTCAGTATCGCGCTGACCGCCATGCCAGTCTGATCATGGTGAGCCATCAGCCGCGCCCGGATCGCGACTGGCGGCCGGTAGGCGATCGGCGGGTGCTTGTGCTGGTTAGGCATCGGCAAGCGCCCTGAAGTGGTCTTCGTGCCACTCGTCGCCGCAGGCCATGCAGATGTACGCGTTGTCACCTTGGGGCAGGAGCGGCTCATTGTCGTGCGGGCAGAACCTGACGCTCTCGCCGCCGGCCGAGCACTGCGCCTCGTAGCGGTGGTTCCACAACTCGCCGGCGACGTAGGCGCGGGTCGCGCCCCCGGTGCGGCTCTCCCAGTCGCCGCAGGAGCACTCGGCGTCCCAGCCCCACATGCCGCGCATCGAGGCCGTGTGCGGCATCTTCTGGCCGCCTGCCCACACGAACCAGCGAGCGCGGTGGGTTCGCATCGTCTCTGCGGCGATGATCCGGTTCAGCGTGCTCATCTCAGAACTCGCGCTTCTCTCCCGTGTACGGGTCTATGTCCTTGCCGCCGAACTCGGAGTACCACTCATCCCACGACAAGCCCATCCACGGGCCTTCGCCGAATACCTCACCCGCGTAGTCGGCGCGCGGCAGGCCGAGCGAGCGGCGATGGGCGGCGTGGGCGTTCGCCCGCGTGCTTGCCCGCTCGGGCGGCTTGGCGGGCATCCACTCGCAGGAGCAGACGGTCATGGTGCGGATACCACGGCCGAAGCGGTTCAGGACGCTTACCGGCGCGTGGTCGGCCGGCGATGGCATCGGCCTGGTGATGAGGTTCGGCATCTTGTGCTCCTTGCGTTCAGTGGCAATACCACCTTAGCACCGGAACCGCGCGGGTTGCAATACCACCGCCGGACTGTCCCGGGCGCTGGCAACTCCCGCCACATCAGCCCGCATCGCCTCGCACCTCCTGAGAGTGCGCTTGCGGCCGGGCCACGTGGTCACGCCAGCCTCCTGGCCTCAACCGCCTCGAAACGGACCACGATGCCCTTAGCCGTCGCCTGCCGGTCGAAGCAGCCAGGGCACAAGGTTCCGCGCAGCGACCCGTGGACCTCTCCGTACAGTTCATCCGGAGCGCGCCACCATACGTAAGGCCGCCCGCAGTCCTGGCACGACTCGGTGTCCTCGAACAGGACGTGGATCACGAAGTCGCGCCAGTACATCCGCAGCCTCGCGGCCAGCGAGATCGGCTTGCGGCGGAACCTCAGCATGTACCGGAGCCGCCCGGCCGCGCCCGGCCTGACCTGCATCACGCAGCCTTCTTCCCGAGCTGCCTCAGCAGCCTCCCGTAGGCAAGGGCATGCTCGGCCGTGGGCTTCCGCTTGCCTGACTCCCAAAGCCCGACCGTCTGGCGCGAGACGCCGAGCGCTGAGGCGACCTCGGCGGGACTCAGGCCGGCTGACTCGCGTGCCGTCCGGGCCTTCCCGCTCGCCAGTTCCGCGCGGAAGGCCGCGACGGCTGCGAGTTCGGCGGGGCGCACGGGACCAAGCGTAGCGGCCTCAACTCAGGCGAAACCAGGCCGCAACCAGGGCGCAACAAGGTTCCGCGAAATACAGGATAATGCACGTTATGCTGTGACCGTGAGAGAACTTGAGTTGACCGGCGTCCCGCTGCCCGCCGTCCCAGGGGAACGCAGCCGCGATGACCTGCTCGGCCTGCTGACCGATGCGTGGCTGAACCGCTCCAAGTCGCCGCACACCCGAGAGGCGTACTTCCGCGACCTGACGTACTGGCTCGGCTGGTGCGCGTCGGCCGGGGTGCACCCGCTCCGCGCCCGGATGATGGACGCCGACAACTGGATGACCTGGCAGCGCGAGCACGGCGTGCGCGGCGACGGGCACCCGGCCGCACGGCGCAGCATCGCCCGGCGGCTGTCGGTCGTCTCCTCCTGGTATGACTACCTGATCCGCAATACCGCCGCCGACGACGTGCCGCTCATCACCCACAACCCGGCCGCGACCGACGCGCGGCCCGACGTCGACAAGGACCACTCCCCCACGGTCGGGCTCAGCCGCGCCGAAGCCGACCGGCTCATCGAGGCGGCCGACGCGGACGGCCCGCGCTCCTCGGCCGTCATCCGGTTCATGCTCACCAACGCGGCCCGCTGCGGTGTCATATCAACCGCCCGGATCGAGCATCTCGGCCACGACCGCGGGCACCGCGTGATCGACATGACCGTCAAGGGCGACCGGATGAAACGCGACCCGCTGCCGCCGCCTACCGCCGCCGCGATCGATGCCTACCTCGCGATGCGGGGCAGCCCTGCGGATGGCCTGATCTTCGTGACGCGGACCGGCCGGGCGCTCGATGAGGCCTGCCTGTTCCGGCTCGTTCAGCGCATCGCCCGCAAAGCGGGCATCCCGAGCGCCGACCGGCTGTCGCCTCACTCGCTGCGGCGCACGGCGATCACCGAAGCTCTCGACGCAACGCACGACCTCCGCAAGGCACAAGACCTAGCCGGGCACGCCGACCCGCGCACGACCCGGCTCTACGACGACAACCGCAACCAGCTAGACGGGCACGCCGCCTACGTGCTGGCCACCCGGTACGGAGTAAGGCGAGACGGGTGACGCGCCGATGATCCCGCGCCGCCCGACGTGCGGGCGCCCAACCGTGACCACCGGCAAGCCGTGCCGGCCGCCTCCGATATGGCTGTGGCCGGCAGGTACCGGACTGGCCGATCCCCGCTCATGCCGTCGCCACCTGACCGAAGAGGAGCGCGCCGCGCTGGCGCCCTTCGACGCCGAGTCCGCTGCCCGGTCTGCCGAGTTCGCGGCGCAGTATGACGAATGGTGGCTGGGCCTGATCAACTCGGACCCGGCTTGCTGGTCGTGGCCGCTCCGCAAGGAACTTCACCAGGCCGTCCACGCCTGGAACCTACATCACCAAGAGGGAGACCATCACGCCATGAGCCTGAAGGAAGACTTCGAGAACCTGATCCCCGACGTGGAGAAGCACCTCCGCGACTTCATCGACGGCCACTCGGCGGTGATCGAGCGCGGCTTCAAGCTCATCGAGATGGCCGACGCCGACCCGCTGATGCAGACTGTCGAGGCAGCGGCGGGCCTGACCCCTGGTGCCCGCGCCGCGATCGCGGAGGCCATCGCCAAGCTTGACGTCGAGTTCCAGCGGGTCGCGGCCGAGGCGACGGAGAACGGGCGGCAAGCGGAGCGGAACGCCCAGGCGGCCGCTCAGCCCCCGGCCGAGCCTGAGGCACCTGCGGAGTAGCCTGCTACTGAGGGCATCGGCGCTACGGCCCCGGTACTGCCGTCCTTCAAGGGCGGTGGTGCCGGGGCTGGCTTTTTGCGTTGGCCGTGAAGTCGTCCCAGGCCGTGACCTCTCGCTTGCCGCAGACCGAGCAGGACAGGGAGCCCAGCCATTCTCGCTGCTCGCGGTCAGCGGGTAGCTCAACTGGTAGAGCAGCGGTCGCCCCGGTTCCGTCACCCCACGATCTCGGGCTCGTGGTGCGGAACGCGGGTCACCTCGCGCAGGGTGATCCCTTCCTGGGCCAGCTGATCGCTGAACACCGAGAAGTCCTCCGGGGTGAACGTCATCACGACCCGGGCGAACGCCTGCCTGCACAGGTCGTAGAACGCCGGGGTGCGCCCGCTCACGGGCCAGATGCTGAACTCGTAGTTGTAGGTCACGGAACCCCCCTGTTTAGCCCATGGTCTGAACTCTCTTCGCGCACCGTTCCGGCCACGGTGCCTTGACCAGCCTCTTTCCGGGGTGCCGTTCAACCGCTCAAGCCATGGTCTGGACTGAAGTCCAGAGGATGGGCTAGGTCGTCCGCGATCTTGGAATAAACGAGGGGGCGTGCTGCAACCTCAAGCGAATCCCCTGGGCTGCGGGTGAGGCTCGCCGCCGCGCGCCCTGCGGACGCCGGCCTGGGCGCGGTCAAGGCCCGTCACCGGGAACGGAGCCTACGAGGATGCCGCAGACGGCGGCGAGGGTGACGAGGTAAGGCAGCACCAGCCAAGCCTACCGGGGTGGCGGTGACATCGGCGGGGGCGCAAGAGCGGTGGCGATTAGGCCAGCGCTTTAGGATGCATTAGGACTACGATTAGGAACCGTGCCGGACTTCGAGATATACCAGCGGCAGCGCGCGAGCCGTCCCGCGACGGTGACGCTGACCAAGGGTGGCCTGCTCCGCCTCAGCCCGGCGGCCTACTCCGCGCTCGGCTCGCCTGCCGCCGTGACCCTGGCCTATGACAAGGAGGGACCGGTCATCGGCTTCCGCGCCGCGCGGGCCTCCGACCGGTCGGCCTACCTGGTCCGGGCGCCGCGCGTCGTGTCGGCGGTCGCGCTTTGCCGCGTCCTGGCCATCAGCCGCGACGAGTCGCGCCGCTACCCGCTGGAGGACTTCGGCGGGACGCTGGGCATCGACCTGGGCACGCCCGGCGAGGTCGTCACCAGCAACCGGCGCAAGAAGGCCGGGGTTCCGTGAGCAACCGCCGCAGGCCGCGCCGGGCCAAGGAGCCGCCGGCAGGGCGCCAGCCGACCGGGCGCGCTGCCCCGCTGACGGACCTGACGCTGCGGTTCATGCACCAGCCGGAAGACGACCGCCTCCAGGGCGCCGGAGGCGATGACCTGACGCTCGGCAAGGTCAGGCAGGCGTTCTACGCCAACGAGCGGCGCGGCCAGCTCGTGCGCGGCCAGACAGGGAAAGGCAGTGACGGGCGCCAGCACCGGGAGTGGGGGCTCAGTTCGCTGGCCCGCGGCCACGGCTGGCATCCGCTCGGGGTGACGGTCAGCGCCGACGCCGCCGATGTCACCTCATCCGGGCTCCTGCGCGCCCGGATGCCGAGGAAAGCCGCCGCCCAGCTCCGTGACGGTGACCTGGTGGCCATCACCGACCCCGCGACCGGAACCGCCGGCACCGCGACCGTGCGCCGCGTCTACCACCGGACGGGCCGGCTGTACCTCGTACCGGCGTGGGGCGGCGAGATGCAGCCGCCACGGTTCCGCACCCAGGCCGACGCCCGCGCGGAGGCGCGCGGGTACCCGAAGCCGTGCCCGTCCTGCGGCGCCGGGCCGGGCACTGACTGCGTGACCCGCTCGGGAGCCACCGCCCGCTGGCCGCACCGGCCGCGCGACCCGCTGCTCCTGCTGCGCGACATCGAGCGCGAGCAAGCTGACGCGCATGCCGCGCTGGCGAAGGCAAGAGCCGAACTCGCGGAGATCGAAGCCGAGATAGCCGCCCTGGAATCTCGGGTCACGACCAGTTCAGGCTAACCCGCTCCCTTGTCCATCGCGCCCGGTTGGCTGTGACCGCCCGTGCCGCTCACGACTCCCGCTCCGGTCTCTCCCGCGTGGCCCCGACCTTGACGCTGATGCCGGCCAGGAAGCTGCCAATGCAGGCGAGGAACATGAGCGCGGGGATCACCACGCAAGTCTACCGGTGCCCGTGACCTGCGATAACGTCGTGGAGATAGATATTGTCTAACTATCTGCCGGGCTCGCTCGCAGCGGGTCAGTACACGGCGTCGGCGAGCCAGTCCATCAGCGCGCCTGCCGTGTCAGCGCCGGACCAGCACGGGCAGTAGCCGTCGCAGCCGCAGTCCATCAGCCGGTGCCGGTCAGCGTGGAGGCGAAGCCGTTGACTCCCGAGCCCTTCTCCCGCTCGATGATGGAGCGTCGCAGCCCGGCCGCGGTGTCGGCCTCGGAGGCGTGCTTAGGCGGGCCGGGGTGCACTGCCCTCAGGGAGCCGTCGCCGTTTCGGGTGACCGTGTAGCCGAGGGTGCCGTAGGCGGCGTTCAGGCAGTCAAGCTCAGGGTCAGGGGAGGGTGTCGCGTCCACGATGCCAATGCTAGGCCAGGCTTCCCGTGGTTGCCAGTGGTTCCCCGCTGGTTACAGCGGGTACACGACTGCTGCCCCCGGTCTCTACGGCCGTAGTGGATGGCGATCACCATCGGCGGCAGCCCCAGCGCGGCTAGTTGGCCGCTGCCGATCATGATGGGCTCGCCGGCGGCCAGGCGCGTCACGTTCTCGCCGGACAGGCCCAGGAACAGCACGGGCTCGCCGAATGCCGTCTTGCTCGCCGCCTTGATCATGCTTCCTCCTCCGGTACCGGGCAGGCCACGTACTGCCCGGTTGCCAGCGCCTCAGCAGCTATCCGCATGACGTCTTCCTCGGCGAGGAACGCGAACGCGGCTATCCTCGCCGCGATGCGGAAGTAGCGCAGCCAGCGGGAGCGGGCCAGGCCGCCGAGGCCGTCCTGCGCGCCCGGCCCGTGCTCATCGGCGTGGGCGGTGATCTTCGCCGCGACGTGCTGGCCCAGGTCTTCGGCTATGGCGTCAAGGACCGCCCTGGCCACGCGGACGTAGCCGTAGGTCGGGTCAGCCCAGTAGTCGCCGCTGCCCGTGCAGCCGCACAGGTCCGCGTGCGCGGACTCAGCGGCCTTGCGGATGATGGTGTCCGGGTAGTCGCTCACAGCGTGCCTCCGTCGACAATATCGGCGGCCTCGCGCTGGCCGCGTTCCCTGAGCAGGTCCGCGCACCTGATGCGCTCCGCCCTTACGCCTTCCATGTAGAGCGCCGCTCCATGGAACCGCTCGCGGTCCTCTGCCGCCGTGACGCGCATCAGCTCGGCCCACTCGGCATCGGTCATCACCAGTTCGTCGGTCACCGGGCCCTCCGCCATCGTGCCGGGCGCGTGCGCGATCTTGACGACCACGCCGTCTTTCAGCTTCCGCACGGACACGGAGCCGTACGCGGCTGCCCCGCGTGATCCGGGGCACGCGCCGCCCTTGTCCCAGCCGCCGCCCTCGGGGAAGTGGTGGCGCAGCCGGCCGTCCTCGTTAACGGGCACGTTCCTGCCGCAGTACGGGCAGCTCACCCGCTCGGCCACCTTAGTTCCCGCCCGCATCAGCCATCGTCCTCATCTGCTTTCAGAATCCAGCACCAGACCTGACCGTCCTCAACCCACCGGCCGTAGAGATGGTCAGCGCAGTACGCCCACCAGTTCTCGTGCATCTGGCCGCTGCGCATGTAACCCCGGTTCACCTCCGCCACCGCTGGCTTGCGGCAGTAAGCGCGGCCGGCACCAGACTGGCGACGGCACCGCTTGCCGGCAACGAGCCGCCATGCGCCGCCGACTCCCGAATCGGGCACCGCCTCAAGGCGATAGCCGGGCGGCACTTCCCGCTGCTCGGCGGCGAGCAGCTTCGCTGTCACCCAGGTCATGGTCAGGCCGCAGCACTCGGGCCAGCCGTGCGCGAGGTTGCCGCCGATGTCGCCGAGGGGCTGCTCGGTGCCGCACTGGTTGCAGCGGAGTATCCCGCCGAAGACGGCCAGGTCCGCGCCGATCCTGGCGTGGATGCCGGGCGCGGCGAACGCGGAGAGGTCAGCCACCGGAGCCTCCCGCCTCGAGCGCGCGCTGCTCGTTCACGAGATAGCGGTCCCACAAGGTCACGCCCCGGCCGACCTCAAGGTACGGCAGCATGACCTGCTCGAACCGCACCATCTGGGCGTCGATCAGTGCCAGCTGGGACTCAAGCCAGTCCTTGACGACGCGCCACGCGACCCGCTCGGCGTGCTCGCGGGTGGTGTACCGGCCCAGCACGCTCGCCGTGACGTTGGGCGGGTAGTCGGCGTTGCGGAGCAGCGATGCGACGCCGTCGATGTTGACCGGCATCAGGAACGAGCGGACGCCATGGGGCGTCTTCAGGTCGAACGACAGGCCGACCGGCTTGCGGTCCTCGTACATCACCCCGACCGCCGACGCGCCGCCCTCGCCGAGCAGCCTCTGGCACTCGCCGAGCGTCTTGCTGACCGGAACCTTCGTCGTGTAGTTCAGCGGGGGCCTAGCCATCCCGCACCCCAGCCTGCGGGGCGAGCAGCGCGGCGGCCTTCTGCCGCCTGGCCGCGCGCCTCTCGTCGTGCTCGCGCGCCACTGCCGCTATCCACTCATCGGTCAGGAGCGGGTGCGCCTTCGGGCCGGTGAACTTCGGGCCGGCCACCCTGGCCCACTCCTGCCACATCTCGGCCAGCGCCTTGTCGCGGTCTGTCCGCTCGGACGGAACGGTCCAGCCGTAGAGCACGCACACCCGCTCGGCTATCTCAAGCCGCGACTCCGCCTCGGCCAGGCGGCCGGCCAGCCAGCGAACGTGGTCGCTCAGCGAGCCATACGGCATCCCGGTGCCGGCCGGCCACTCGACCGGATGCGACCGCTCGACAGTGCCGCTGATGCCCTTCTCGGACAGCAGCCGCAGCCTCACGTTCGCGCCCTCGCGGGTCAGGTAGCGGAGCCGGCGGAGCAGGTTGCGCCACTGCCAGACCGCTCCCTGGTCCGAGTCGGCGGCGACCTGCACCCTGTAGACGTATTCAGCCATCGCTGGTGATCCTCCTGGTTGGTATCCCTGACTTCTCGGCCACGCCGCCGCCGTCCTCCAATGGCACGACCGCGCACACGCGGTAGGTGGCCGGGAAGTGATCGGGGCGCACCGCTGCCTGAGCCCGTTCCCGGTCCTCCCCGGCCTCTTCCGGCGTGTCCCACATCCCGGCCGAGTCCAGGTCCCACAGGCCGTCCTCGTCGTAGCGGAGGGCAACGACATAGCCGACAGGGTCAGCCACCGGAGCCGTCCAGTCCGTGCTGCCAGCGGGCGAACGCGGCCACGTCGTCCTCATCGATCTGCGCCCCGGCTTCGAGCGCAGCCCAGAGCGCGTCGAAGTCGCCGGCGTCGATGATCCGCATGCCGTCATCAAGGACGTGAACGCGCAGCGTCACGCCCGCCAGGGTCAGTTCTCCTGACCAGACGGCTACCGGTACATGGTCAGCCATCGCGGTCCTCCTTCGCCTTGAGCAACGGGTAACCGCGTTGCTCGCACCACGCGTACGCCGAGAAATCCTCCGGGGCGGCGGCTATCGCCAGCAGGACGGCCGCATGGCAGATGTCCGGCTCGCCCTCTGCCGGCAGCGGGCACCAGCAGGCCAGCGATTTCCCGGCCAGCCTGTGCCGGGCATAGCCCTGGTAGCGCGATGAGATATCGGCGTGGACGGCGAAGCATTCCACGGCGTGAGCCCGGTCCCGGACCACCGGGCCGTAAAGCTCGCTGAACGGGAACCTGAGCGCGTCGCCCGGCCTGTAGGGGTTGCCCCAGATTCCCGGCCGCGCCACGCTGACCGCCCCCTCAGGCATGCGCCAGCCGGCCGTCCGCTTCAACTGGATTCGCTCAGGCATCGTCGTCGCCTTCCCTTGCTGGCTCCGTGGTCACCGAGTCGATGCCGAGCAGCCGCCGGAACGGGGGCATCCGGACCAGCTCCATGTCGCCGCGCGGGTGGCAGGAGTAGCCCATCGCCACGGCGATGGCGTCGGCTATCCACGGGATGAACCGGTCAGCGTCGGCCACCGAGACCTGAAGGCTGTAGCGGCTGTCCAGCGTGAGGTAGATCTTGCCGCCGTTGGCCGGCTCGGCTTCGAGGAACGGCACCATCCGCCCGCCGACGACGACGCGCGAGGACTGGAACGGGCCGACGATCTCGTAGGTGCTCCCGGCGGGCTCGATGTCAGTCATGGTCGCCTTCCCTTGCCGACTCAAGTTCGGCGGCAGCCAGTGCGGACTCCCGCAGCAGCCGCGCCACGGAGATACCGCGCCGCCTCGCCGCTTCCCTGATCCGCTGTTCCTCGTCTGGGTTCACCCGGATGGCGAGCATGACCTGGCGCTGCCGGACATTGGAATGCTTGCGGTCAGCCATCCTTGACCTTCCCTCTCCCTGGTTCAGGTTCCGGGGCGGTTACCTGAACGTCGCCGCTCCTGATCAGGTCCGCGAACCACTCGGCAGTGAAATGGTCGTCAGGTTCTGAATGGCGGACGTGGTAGATGGCCTGATACTGCTCAGCCAGCCCGGCGCACCGTTCCCGCTCCGCCTTGACGCCCTCCATGTACCAGGCTGACCGTGACTTCAGCCGGGCCGACTTCAGCACCGCCTCGGCCGCCTTGAGGACCGGGCCGGCGAACCGCTCGGCGGTCACGCCGGCCTCGCCGGACTGCTCCATCGCCTTCGCGAAGGCGTCGAGCGCGGCCGTGGCGACGGGCAGCGGCAGGTCATCAAACGTGAACCCGGTCATTGCCCGCTCCCTACTGCTGCCCTGTGACAGCGGGCATTGTGCCCGTCGCCGGCCAGCCGGCCGCAGTGGGGGCACTCCCCCGGCGCGGCCGGGCAGCCGCACGGAGGCAGGGAGGCGATCGCGGCGCGCATCTGCTCGCCGGCCTCCCGCCAGGTGATCGCCACCGCGCCGAGCCGGATCGCCTGCTGCCGCTTGGACTCTGTCACGTCGTAGTGCTGGCGGGGCCACGGCTTGTCCTGGAACCATCGGCGCTGCAACCCCAGGCGGCGCGCGAACTCGTGCAGCTCGGCCAGGTCGTCGTCCGGGCCGACGGTCAGGTGCGACCATGACGCGGCGAGACGGCCGACCCGGGCTTTCTGCTGCCAGTCGTCTACGGCCATCACCGGTCACCGTCCTCAGGTGTCGTGTCCTTCCGCCCGGCCGCGAGGTCAGCCCGGTAGAGTCCTTCCAGCCGCAGCCAGGCGCGGGCCGGTATCCCGGTGCCCCGCTCCAGCGCCGCCGCCATCAGCGCCGTGACCGGCTCGCGGGCGAGCACCTTGCCGACGACCGCCTCCGCGTGCTCTCCGGACCCGCCGGGGTCGCAGCGGGCGATCAGCTCCAGCCGGTCAACGTCGTTCTGCTCCATCCACTCGCGGAGCGTCGCCGCCGGGGCGATAGTCCAGTCGGGATTGAAGGGCACCGGGTCAGTACCGGGTTCAGCTGCCATCGGGTGC